CAGGAATGGTGCTGTGACTGCGGCCAAGGTTGTAGGCGGCGACGGCGCGGATCGCAGCTCTGGCGTCGCCCCTGAATCCGTCGCACCTGTGGTTGAGTTTGATGGCTTCCGTGACTGCATCTAGTAGCGCATTCTGCGCTGGCACAACGACGGGGCTCACCTCCTCAGCGGTGAACACGTGGAGGCGGTTGGCGGCCTCCAGTGCCTCAACCCGCTTGAGAAGCTCATAGACGCAGGCGGGGCTGGCGTAGCCGCGGCAGCTGTGTTGATATTCTTTTGCCAAAAGTCTATCCACAAAAGCAAGAGCTATTGAAAGCAGTTCTTAGAAGAAAGATCGCTGCGGTTATAAGGTTGTAAAAAGACTAGGCAATGCATTGCTTAATCTGATTACCAACAGCATAGGCCAATGGAGGCGGTACAGCATTGGCCACCAATCGATGCTGGTCAAGATCCCTAACCGTTCCTGATCTTGCCCTAATTGGTCCGAAAAGTGGGTGGGTATCTAAAAAACCATGAAGTCTCATGTATTCCCTAGGGGTGAGATATCTATTCTCAGAGGGATGATAGAAAGCCTCTCCGCCTCTCAATGTCAATGCAGGCTTTCCCCAAGCCATCCGCCTGAATTTGGTTGTATCCTTTTCAGGATCAAGTCGCATACGCTGATCTTTGGGTAAGTGAAATTGCCTAGCCAAGCATTCTCCTTCTGGCACACCATTAATTCTTTCTCTATCTCGCCTTGGTGTGACATCTAGATGGTTGGGTATTTCTGGTGGTCTTTCTCCCTTTCTGGGAGGCGAAGGCAAATCCGCAATGGCATCTTGAACAGTTCTATAGGGCTTTCTATCGTCAAAAAGGGAAGGTTGCTTGATCACGGTATTGGCTAAGTCGCAATGAGTTGGCTGTGGGAAGTTAAACTCCTTACCACTCCTAATGGCTACAATTATAACTCTGTCTCGAAGCTGAGGGGCTCCATAATCAGCAGCCCTAAGCACACGATGTTGAACAGTGTAGCCAAGTTCCGAGAGAGAACTAATAAGACCAGTCATTACTGACCCGCTCTTTCCATCAGAGCCTTTGGCACTGAGCAGCCCTTTGACTTGCTCAATTAATATTGCCTTTGGGAGAAATTCACTTGCAAAATCAACCATTTTATATAAGAGAAGACCTCGTTTGTCATTTATGGAGTCTCTGCTACCAATAAGAGAAAAAGATTGGCAGGGTGGCCCGCCTGCCAAGAGGTCTAGTTCGCCGGGAACCAGTTCAAGTTGCCTTCGGAGACTTGTAGCGCAAACGTCACGAATATCTCTGCCCAGCTGAGGATTCAGATTCTGTTGCAGGCACCAGTTTTGCAGGGATTCAAAAGCGTGAGGATCAATTTCACTGCAAAAAACGGGGGCGAATCCAGCTCTGTGAAGGCCCTCGTCAAGCCCTCCAATCCCACTGAAGAGTGAAATGGCCTTAAGCATAGGATTCAGCCATGGACTAACACGCTAGCACACTTGCACTACCCGATCAAGCTTCTCGTGCTCTGGTCGCGCGGAAGGGGCTGAATCGCATTCTGCATCTGCCATGGGCCGCAGCCCATTGGCAACATAGCTGATTCGAAGCCAGCCCAACAAGCCCTTCGAGTGGACAGGCCTCCATTAACTCTCTGCTGCGCCACCTATGGCTCCCTGCCTGCCACTCAAGGGCAGCGATAGGCTCCCACTGCTCAGGTGTTGCCTTGTAGTCGGTCATGGCTAATCAATACTTAGGGCAGAGTCGATGATGCAGTTCCACGGCTTCGAGTAGGTCGGCTTCGACCCTCTCGCCGTGGTATGTGACCCACTGGCGGGTGCGGCTGTAGTCAATGGAACGGGACACGGCAGCGTTGGCGGCTTCCTGGGAGGGAACGCCAGCGCGGCGCAGGGTGCAGTAAGACTGCGCGTAAACCTCCGGGATGACGGCCTGCGCGTGGGCGGGGCCGGTCAGGAGCAGGAGCAGGGCGAGTTGTTTCATGTTTTAATTGGTTCCCTGCTCAGTTCTAGCTGCGACACGCGCCATTCGGTGTTGTTGGCGTCCACCACCAGGCAGTGAGGTACGTGGACGCCTGCGGGTGACAGGTGCAAGAGACGTTGCGTGACCTTTGCGGCCGGGGGATGGCCCCATCCGCGAACGTACACGTCGGCGCCGATGGCGAATTGAAAGCGGGTGTCCTCGTCGGAGGCGAGGATCAGGGCGGGGGTGGGGTCGGTCACTTCGCTGTCTCCTCAATCATGTCGGCTAGTTGGTCAAGGGAAATCTGGGCCGGAGCCAGCGCCGCAAATCGAACCATTTGCGCGGCGGCGCGGATGCCGTCGTTCATGGCATCATTGGTGACTTTTTCCATGGCTGCTCTGATAGCGGCTTCTTCGGTGGGGGTCATCGCACCACGAGGTTCACAACCCCAAGAATGATGTTTAGTAGAAGCATGATGTGGAGGCGTCTGAGGTCTACGACCCGGACGCTGACTGTCTGAATGCGTGGCATTTGTTTGCGTACCTAGTCGAGAACTTGGAGTCGGGAAACTCCAGCGTGCAGTGGCCGTTCAACCAGTGAATGCACTGGGGGCAACGGCGGTCGTCGGCGCGGGCGGTGAGTACCCTGGTGCGGCGAAGATGCTTCAGGTCGTGGTCGGTCTCCGCCCACAATTCCCAGCGGCAGCACTTCCAGATGTAGCTCGATGCGGCGCCGGTTTCGCGGGCGACCAGCGTGGCTGATGCGCCGTCGCGAAGAACGCGCAGGCGCAGCTCGCGGATCTGCTCGGCAGTGCGGGCGGTGCGCGGGGATGGGATGGTGGCCTCCGGGGTGGTGGTTGCGCAGATCATAAGGGCTTGCGACCGCAAGCGCAAGCGGTTAGGGTTTGGGTCCGCCACAGGAGGCCCCTTGCCCGCCGAGAGCACAGTCACCATCACCATCCGGGTCACGCCGGCCATCGCCGACTGGCTGGAAACCGCTCGCGCCGAGGGGGAGTCGCGGGCTCAGTTGGTGCGGCGGGTACTTGGCGAGCGGATGCGGCTCGATCAGGCCCAGGCTGAGCGGATCGGTTGATGGCACGGCAAACACGCGCCGACCTGCTGGAGCGGGCGCGCGGACGGTGGCCGGCGATCCTGGGGGCCGTGGCCGGGATCGGCGACGAGTTTCTGACAGGGGAGCACGGGCCGTGCCCGTTGTGTGGCGGGACCGACCGCTGGCGGTGGGACGACAAGGATGGCGAGGGGGGTGGCTACTGCAACCAGTGTTCTGGCAAGCGCGGTGCTGGCGGCGCCGTGAGCGGCATCGACCTCGTGATGCAGGCGAAGGGCCTGACGTTCCCCGAGGCGTGCAATGCGATCAACGACTACTTGGGGGGAGACGTGGGCGAGGAAACGGCGACTGCCAAGGCGAAGGCGACCGTGCCCTGGCGCAAACCCGAGGTGCCACCGGAGGGCGTGGCGGCCCCGGCGCTCGGCAAGGCCACGGGGCAGTGGCCGGTGCAGAGGGGCGACGGGCACCCGTTGTTCTGGATCCAGCGGGTGCCGATGGCTGGCCTGGACAAGCGGGGCAAGGCCAAGAAGCGGTTTGTCCACCGCGTCTGGCTCGACGGCGGCTGGCACTACCCCTCCACGAAACGGGACGGGTTCACGTGCGAGTGGTCCACGCCGAGGCCGCACTACGGGGTGCCTGAGCTACTGGCCAGACCCGAGGCCCCGGTGCTGCTGGTGGAGGGCGAGACCACCATGGACGCGGCCAAGCTGTTGCTGCCCGACTGGGTAGTGGTCGCGTGGCCCAACGGCTCCAAGGCGGTAGGCGTCATCGACTGGTCGCCGATGACGGGCCGGCGTGTCGTGATCTGGCCCGACAACGACAAGGACGGCCAGGTGTGTGCCGTGCGGCTGGTGAATCTGCTCTACGGCGAGGGCGCGGAGTCGGTCGCGGTGGTGAAGCTGCCCAAGGGCCTGCCGGTGGGCTGGGATCTCGGGGATGCCGACGACTGGACGGGCGAACAGGTGGAGGCTTGGATCGCCGACCACGCCAGTGTTTGCGCTCCCGAGGGCGATGGGCCGAGCGATGGCGATGGCGATGACGGTGGAGGCGATGCGCCGGCAACGGCTACCGAGGGGGAGGCGTGGCCGTTCACGATGCTGGGGTTCAACGGCGACGATTACTTCTACCAGCCGGGGGAGTCTGGGCAGGTCACCAAGATCAACAAGAACGCTCACACCACAAACTCCCTGATCGCGCTGGCGGACCTGGGGTTCTGGGCGCGGACGTTCCCGCGCGTGGATCGAGAGGGCAATGCCATTGGCATCGACTGGAAGATGGCGCTCAACACGCTCTTTCGGCGGCAGCACCGGGTTGGCTGCTACGACCCGAGCCGCATTCGCGGGATTGGAGCCTGGTGGGATGGCGGTCGGCCGGTGTTTCACCTGGGCGACCGGCTGGTGGCAGACGGGCGCACGTGGCCGGTGCTGGAGCCGCCGCAGACGGATTGCCTCTATCAGCGGCTGCCGAGACGCGAGGGGCCGGGTGCGGCGGTGCCGCTTGGCGATCAGGAGGGCCTGGAGCTGATCGAGATTGCCGAGGGGTTCCACTGGGAATCCAAGACCTCTGGCGCTCTCCTGGCGGGCTGGACGGCCCTGGCTCCGATCTGTGGGGCGCTGGACTGGCGGCCTCACGTCTGGCTGAATGCCGCTGCTGGCTCCGGCAAGTCATCGCTGATGGATCTCTACGTGGGTCCGCTGCTGACGGACATGGGGCTTTTCGTGCTTGGGAATACGACCGAGGCTGGCATAAGGCAGAAGCTCAAGTCAGATGCGCTGCCGGTCATTTTTGATGAGGCCGAGAGTAATGAGAAGCGCGATCTCGACCGGATGCAGAACGTTCTGGGCCTGGCTCGGTCGTCGTCATCGGAGGGCCGTGGAACTACGGTCAAGGGCTCGGCGTCTAGTGAGGCGATGATGTATAACGTGCGCTCCATGTTCATGCTTTCCAGCATCAATATGTCGCTCAAGCAAGGGGCGGATCGGTCGCGATTCTCGGTGCTCTCCCTGCGGGTGCCCGACGAACTGGACGCCGAGGGCAAGGCGACGCACTGGCGAGACCTCAAGGCCAGGCTCGTCGCCACTGTCAACTCCGACACTGGGCGTCGCCTGGTGGCGCGGATGGTGAACCTGATCCCCGAGGTGCGGCTGGCGGCTCGGGTGCTTGCCGCCGAGGCAGCGCTGGCGCTCGACGGGGCACGCGCGGGCGACCAGATCGGCGCACTGCTGGCCGGGGCCTGGTGCCTGCAGCATCAGCAGGCGCCGACCGCAGAGCAGGCTCGTGCGTTTGTCGCGCAATTCGACTGGGCCCACCATGGCGCCGAAAGCGACGAGAAGGCCAGCGACCAGAAGAACTGCCTACAGGTCATCCTGCAGTCGCGGATCCGCCTGGAGCTGGAGAAATCCACCGTCACGCGCACGGTCGCGGAGCTGATCGAGGCGGTGCAGCGCGGAGCCGGCGACCTCTCCCCGGTGCCAGGGGTGGTTGCTGCTGCCGAGCTTGCGCGCCATGGGTTACTCGTGCGCGGCTCGGCCGGCATCACTGTCAGCAACACGGCAGAGGGGGTCAAGCGGCTGCTGCGGGATACCCAATGGGCCAGTGGGGGCTGGGCGACGCTGCTGCGGGCGCTGCCGGGGGCTAGGCGGACAGCGAGCGCGGTGTGGTTCCCCGAGCTGAAGGCAATGGCGCGAGGAACCGAGATCCCGAACGAGCTGCTGGAGAAGCCTTTGCAGTGACCGGATCGGGGCGTTGAGCGCTCGGGCCACCAAACGCTTTGCCTTCCCGAGGGCGAGCGTTTGGTGGCTTTTTCGCTGAGATCCCTTGGTGCGACTGGAACCATACGCAACCTACAAACAAACGCCGTGCAGACGCTTACCCCCATAGACGGAAAATTGGACACAGGAGTACGGACGTACTAAGGCTTACAGAGCCCTTTATAGAGAGAGATATATCTGTTTGGAATGTATGTTTGTATGTTTGCCTGCGCCGCAAGGGATCTCGGCCAAACGCTCGCCAAACGCACGCCAGGAAAGCGTTTGGCGAGCCCTGGCCCTCACGCCTTGACATTCGCGTTCGCGAGCGCGAGCATGGCGCCGAAACCACACCAGATCACGCCATGACCACCACGCCACCGCCCCCGTATCGCGGCAACAGCCAGGATCCGCGTGATTGCCAGTACCGCTCAGCGCTCAGCGCCGTGTGGACCCTGCTCGACCGGCGGCGCACCCTTGGCGGCAGTTCCCATGAGATCGGGCGCCTGGAGGCCCTGAGCGCCGACCTGCTGGCTCTCGCGAGGGGGTTCTGATGCCTTTCGACGCAACCCTGCCCCAGGAGGCCCTGGAGAGCCTGCTGCGGGCCGCTGGACGGGCAGTGAGCAGCCGCCCCAACCTGCCGGTGCTGTCATCGGTGCTCCTGACCGCCCAGGAGGCCGCTCAGGGCCTCTCAGCCGTTGGGTATGACCTGAGCATCGGCGTAAGGGCCTCCCAGCCCGCCGTGGTGGCCGCTGGCGGCTCCGTGGCCGTGCCCCACCGCCTGCTGGCCGCCCTGGTGGGCCGCCTGCCCGCTGGAGAGGCCGTGCGGCTGGTGGTGGACCCCGAGACCGACCAGCTCCGCGTGGAGGCCGGCGAGGGGCGGTATTCGGTGGCCCTGCGGGCTGACGCGGCGGATTTCCCGGCCCTGCCCGAGGTTGACGGCGCGTGCGGCGTGGTCTGGGGCCCCCTGAGGCGCGCCCTTGCCACGGTGGCCCACGCCGCCAGTCAGGCCGAAGCGAGGCCCGAGCTGTGCGGTGTGCGTTTCGTGCTGACCGGCGGCGATCTTCGGGTGGAGACCATCGACGGGGGCGGCCACCGGGCGGCGTTCTACTCGCTGCCGGGGATGGTGGCTGGTGTCGATGACGCTGAGTTCACCGTGCCCAGCGACGCGGTTCGCGAGCTGCTGCGGCTCGATCTCGGCGACGACGACCTGCTGGGTATCGGTCAGGATCGGGGAGTTGCGATCTTCGACGCCGAAAGCGTCGTGTTGGTGTGCAACCTGCTGGACGGGACTTGGCCGCCTATGTATGGCAAACTCCCGAAGAAGCACAAGGCGACCCTGATCGTGAATCGCACTGAGTTGCTGTCAGCCGTGGAGCGGGCGTCGGTGGTGGCAGACCTGGGCGAATGCGTGGTTGCCCTTAAGCACTCGGACGGCGCGATTACCGTCTCGTCTGAGAACGAAATGGGGTCTGTCGCCGATCACGTCGCCATGGAAGATGGCTCGGCTGATGGAGAGGAAACCCTGCTATTCCGCTCCCGCCTGTTGATCGACGCACTCAAACACATTGAGGGCTCGCTGGTGACGATTAACTATGTGAAGCCCGAAATGGCTATCCTTGAGCCTCAAGGATCCTCGCTGCAGAGGTATCTGGTGATGGGGCTGGCACCGAAAGCATGACCATCAAAGTCACCGGCCTGCAGGAATCTCTGGACGCGCTCGATGTATTCAAGCGCGTCCAGATTCCGTTTGCTGCCTCGTGGGGGTTGAATCAGCTCGCGTTCATGCTCAGGAAGAACGAGCAAGAGGTGATGAGCAAGACGTTCAACAGGCTGTCGAAGTTCACGCTCAACGCACCACTATTCACCCGCTCAGATAAGCAGAACCTGAGCATTAAGTTCTTCCTGCGCGACAACGCACCGGGAGGGCAGTCGCCTGATCGCTACCTGTTTCCGCAGGCAGAGGGTGGCGAGGTGTATGTGACGCGGTTTTCGCGGGCGTTGCGTCGGCGTGGGGTCATTCCTGAAACCGATTACGTCCTGCACTGGCAGAACCCGAAATACAAGCCCACGCCTGGGCGGATCCAGTCAATTCTTGCCTCGCTGAGCAAGAACACTGGACCCGTGCGGTCAGGCGCTCAATACAAGCGGAACCTGTCGCAGGTTGGGAAATACTTCCTTAGGGGGATGGACAAAATTAAGCCCGCTGGGGGCGCAGTTGTCGGCGAAAGAGATAACGAGTCAGACAATGGCTACCGTGGCGCGGGCATTTACACCCGCAAGGCAAGCGGACAGCTGGAGCTGATCTATCGCATCGTGCGCGGCCTCCCCGAGGTGCCCAAGAAATACGACTGGAGCGAGCAGCGCATCGGCGCCTTCGCCCAGGAGAAGCTGCCGGATCTGATTCTGGGGAAGCTCAAGGCGCTGTAAGGCTTGCGCACCCGAGCAGTTGCGTGTACGATGGCGGAACGGGCAGCGAGCCCGCCATCCATTACTTAAGACGGCCGTGCCAATTCTCACCCTTCCTGCAATCGTTTGGCGTACCCCAGAGACATGGGGCGGACAGCATTTGTTTTTTACATGGGACAAGCTCTGCAAGGCAGCGGTCGCATTGCGTGATGACGGCATTACCGCCGACGTTGGCGAGTGCGATCAATATTTGCTAATTGGAGCACAGGGTTCTGGCGCTCAGTACGGCTGGTATCACCGACTTACCCGTGAAACTCAAGACGGTGTTACTACTTATGTGCATGATTGCGTTTTATTGGATCAGCACCAATTTGTCTTGCGCGACAAGCGCCTTTGTTTCACGAAACCTAGCGCGTTAATGACCAGTAAGGACGAAAAAGCACTGCTCATGCGACGCCTCGCTCAAGCCTGAGGACTCGCGCGGCGCGATTAAAGGACACGCGAGCGAGGCTTAGGGGGCTCGCGCGGCGCGATTACTAGGGACTCGCGAGCTGCGATTAACGCGCGTGCGCGGGCGCACTTCCGCACCCTCCGCCGCTGATCGACCCGAGGCCCTGAGCGCCTCGTCGCGCGCTCCCCCGCCCCACCCCAAGTGCTCCCGCTCGCGCGCGCGTTTCTTCTATGTGGGCCCCGGTGTGGGCTGCTGTGACAATCCGCAATCCGTCTGCCTGCGTGGTTGCGCTTGCGCTCGCTTGCGCCTATTGTTCGGACACAGCCGCAGGAGACGCGGTTGCCACACAGGAGAGAACAATGCGCCACACCCACAAATCACTGAGAGAACAGTTGACCGGCGTCGCTGCCATGGCGCGGGAGCAAGGGCTCCCCATATACGTGGCGGATGGCACAATCGGCCGCGCTGGGGCGGTTGACATAGAGAACACCTTTTACGGCTATTCCGTCAGCATGACAACGCGCGACGGCTGCAGTGGCGTCAGAATTATCTCCCAAGATGGACTGACCGCCGCAGAATGCGCGCAGTTTTTGAGAGGTATGGGGACCGCGCTCGATTTGCGGCGCAGCCTGGAGCATTGCGGAATCATCGGCTTTATTCGGCATGAATCGGCAGAATCGCGTGAACTAGCGCTATACGTGGAGAACGCACGCCACCTATGGCCACGCATCGCCAAACGCCTCTCTAAACAGTGGCAAGATGGCACGTTCTCCCTTGATTCTGCGGTCAGTTATATCGAGCGGAATGGGTGCCAGCCAGCCGCTAAAGAATACGTGGGCGAGCATTGTGGGATGAATGACTCACACCTAACGGTGTTTCCCAAAACAGCCAAAACTGCCGCAGCAGAATCGCTCGCTCGCGGGTTAGTTGCAGAGTTCAAGTTGGGGAACCTGTGGGAATGAAACCATCACACTTTTTCGGCTTCTTTGTCGCCGCTTGCATCACAGCCGCCGCGCTTGCAAATGCGGCAAATCAACCCAAGCCGCCGCCGGATTCTCGGTTGGCACCATACCTTACTCTGCAGGATTGAATGATGGCCAGCTATCGCATTGTCCGAAAGAGCGGCAGTTTCAATCAATACGGCCCCGCACCCGACGTGGTTCTATCTACTCACAGAACAGAATCGGCAGCATTGAAAGCATTCGATCGCGTTCTCGGTCGCGCTGTGCTGATTGCGCCAAATGGTCAAATTATCAACCACCGCATTGTGTGACCATGGCATTCTCCACCCTAAAAGCCGCGCGCGCAGAACAATCGCGTCGTATTCATCCGCACGAGATTATCAGGTTTCAGCGTCACGCTATTGATTGTCTCTACTCTGACGGCACAATCATTGCGCCCTATCACTGTACCTGCGGTAGCAAGACAGAAACACTCTACACTCTGAGGCTTGCCTGATATGAACTGGATCGTAGAAACCACCGATACATTCGGCGGTGAGGCTAACTATTCGTGGTGCAATCGGCACGAAATAACCACACCCGAGAATGCGTCAGATCTATCGCTCGCGCGATTGTTTAAGTCAACCGCCGGCTGGGCAGGTATGCGTGGCCGCGCTGATTGGTCTGGCGGGATTTATACCTTTCGACCCTATGGGTTGTGCCAAGTTTTGTTCGCTATCCCGGAGCACTGAATTATGACCAATCAACCACGCTGGAATTGTGTTGCCAACCTAGGCGATGCCGACCCATTTGAGTATGGCGGCCAGTTTCTGATGGTAGACTCCACTGGAGTGTATTCTCCAGAATTATGGGTCTACGATGAATCAGAGCGGACACGCCATACGATTGTCCTAGATAAGTGTTTCCGCATTAACAACGACAACGGCGAGATTCTCGTCGGGGCAAATATCTATCACCACTACTTACCCGAATGGTTCGGCTATCATAAAACTCTGGAGTTTGTGGCCAGCTTTATAGGCGAGACTACCGAACAGTTTGCAATTATGCTGTGCGGTGGTATCTATGATCGAGCGCGAGCATATAAAGCAATCGCCGATTATTACGGTATCGCAAACTTTGAGCACCACCCATACACTTACGAAACTAAACGCCAGGCGCGCGCATTCTGCAGTAAAATGCTCCGCCAAATTGAGAAGAACCGTGAGGCAGTCAAATGAGCGCCAAACACTGCATGATCGCACTGCTGTGGAGTGAATCCGACGATAACAGAGACTCTCTAGATACACTGGACGCCGAACCTAGCACCGAACTGCTAGAGAGAATCGCCGCCGATTGGGATAGTTTCCGCTCGCAAGCTGAGGCAATAGGTTTCGACCCTGACGAACACCTGGCGATGATGCTGCATCCCGACAATGATGGTGACGCCTGGAATAAAGCCGCGCATGATTTTATCCTGACGCGCAATGGCCATGGCGCCGGATTCTGGGACGGCGATTGGTGCCAACCGTGGGGCGATAAGTTGACCGAGCTGTGCCGCAAGTTCGGAGAACTCAACTGCTACGTGGGCGACGACAATCTTATCTACTTCTTCTGATTATGGGCATTATCACTTTGATTTTCCTGATCTATTCCATTCCATTTTTTGCACTGTCATTCAAGCTAATTCGGATTCTGACAAAATGAGACTCCCTTCAATCAAGACCCTAGAGAATGCTTTTCCTGGCAAGGGAAAAGCGGTCCGCGCGCTACTTGAATCGCCCAAACTCGCACGCCAGCATCCTGCGGGTGCCGCGAGAATCGCCGAATGCTACCATCCGCCCACGCAATTAGACGTGACTTTGCACGCTATAGATTCCGAAGTTGGCGGTTACGGTGTGGAATATATTCGGCACCGTGATGATGGATTTAGAGAGGGCGATCAGCTCGGCCTGGAATACATCAACCTAGGCGACACATACACTCCAACCCTGATTTACGATCACGGCCGAGATACCTGGCGCGTCAGCAGTTGGGGTGGCATAGTTGAGGCAAGAATGAGCGATTATGAATAATTCAGCACCCGGCAACCTCTCACCCCACACAATCAAATGACCCGCACAATCAATCAAGCTAACCGCGCAGTCTTTGAGCTACACCTTTCTAGAGAGTATGCTGATCTATTCCAGAATGATCCAGATTACGCTTACTCTGCCAGCCGAAACACTCCCAGTGAGTTAGCCTACAAAATGACCCTAGGATTGGCCAAGGGCGAGGCAAATAAGGATGGCACCGGAATAAAGAGAACGTGCAAAAAACTGGGCATTAAATACACCTATAAAGCGATAGGAGAGTACCTAACTCTCAGCAACTAGCTTACTAGCACCCGGCAACTCTGCCGGGTGTTTCTTTATGTTTGGGACTTGCGCGGTGCGATTATCACGTGCATTCGGGCCGGCGCCATCGCCCGCGCGCGATCCCGCGCACCCGAGCACCCGAGCCCACGCGCGCACCCGCGCACCCGCGCGCACCCGCCGGAGCCCCACGCGCGCGCGACGCCGGCCCGGTGTGCCGATCCGCGAACCGTCCGGGTGTGGTGTTGCGCTTGCGAGCGCTTGCGCCTACCGTTTGGACACGCGGCACCCGAGCCCGCGCCACACCATGAGGAACAATGCGCAAGATTGAAGCCCAGACAATCCAGACTGTTCGGAATCTCGCTAGCGGCACGCCGCTCGCTGATTGTCAGAAAAAAATCGGCAGCAACACTACAGTGGCCCATCGTTCTGAGGGAATCTATGGGACGTTCAGCTTTAACCGCTGGATTGAAGTTGCTTTGCATGGCCACACAATCGTAAAAATCTATCCTGCAACCGGCCGAATCTATGCGCGGGACTGCGGCTGGCAGACTGTAACGACTAAAAGCCGGATTAACTGTATTCTCAAAGCATTCTGCGGAAACACAATCCAACAGAGCAAGTTTGAATGGTTTCTGTCTAATGATGGCACCCGCTTTGAGTCTGGCCATGACTGGCAAGAATGCGGAATCTATCGCCTAGATTATGACAACTGGGCGCTGCGCTGTGCTGAAAAGATTGCCGCTTGAATCATGATTGACCTTACTTGTTCGGCCGGTGTTGATAGGTTTCTAGATCTATTCGGCACCCGGCGCGGCCGGTGGCTTGCTAATCGGCTCGGATTGTCCGGCGCTGGATCGGAGCGGTTCGCGGGTTCTCTTTCAAATCTCGCGTGGAATCGCCGCGCCTTTTACGCTTGCCAGACTGAGAACGCGCGCAACATATACGCTCACGCAATCTCGCTGATACGTGAAGAGATTGCGCGCAGCCCGCAATACAATCCCGCGCGCCACAGAATCTAGAAACCACGGCCCGGCAATCCCGCCGGGTTTTTTATTCTTGGGACTCGCAAGGGGCGATTATCACGCGCGCACCCGCACCCGCGCCGCGCGCGCCTATGCGCACCCGCGCCGCGCACCCGCACCCGCCGCGCGCACCCGCACCCGCACCCGCGCGCCGCGCGCGCCGACACGCGGGGCCCCGATCCGGCCCGTGGGTCGATTGTTACGTTTTATCAATATTGCGCGATGCGACCGCACCCGCAAGCGATCCCGCGCGATCATGCGGGATAGCGAGCGCACCGCTCGCCCATACAGGAGAGAACCATGGCCACCGCTCACACCATCGCCCGCCGCGCGCCGATCTATGCGCGCGCCGCGGTCCGTCTCGCTATCGCGTTAGGCGTGCTCGCTTATTGCGTGGGCGCTGATTGCGTCGCTCTTGCCTATTCCCTCGGTCGCCAAACGGGCGCCGCCGTTCACGCGCGAAACGATCAACTAGCGGCGCTGGCCGTCCGGCTGCTAGCACCCGCACCCGCACCCGCACCCGTGGCGACCGCCGAGCCCGAGCCCGAGCCCACACCCGCCGAGCCCGCGCCTACGCTCGCTGACCTATTCCGCGCGCAAGCGGCCGAGATCGCTGCCAGCGACGCGCGCCTATACCGCGCGGCCGGCGAGCGTATCGGCACCATGCGCGCCATCCTGGCCAGCGCCGAGCCCGCCGCCCCCGCACCCGTTACCGTCAGCATCGCACCCGAGCCCGGCGCGCCATCGCTCGCGCAAATCGCAGACTGCCGCCGCCGTATGGTGCGCCTTGAACGTATGACCGTCGCGCAGCTGCGCGACCTTACGGGCGCCCGTAGCAAGCGCCTAAGGAAGGCGGACCTAGTGCAAATCGCGCTGGAGTCTGCCATGGCATGATCCAGCTGGAGCATTAACCACACGCGCCGCGCGGCCGAGCACCGCGCGGCGCTTCGCTGCGCTCACGGATCGCGCGGAGTTTTGTATGGGTCCCTCCCGCAATCTCCCGCCGCGGGTATATTCGAGCCGCTTCCTATCCGTACTTAGTGCGGGGTAGTCTAGTAGACCAGGCATATCCAGATCAGCTATCTCTCACTTTGGGCATCCCGAAATCCGAGAAATATCCACGAAAACATCACAAAATGCGGTCCAGCGCCAAAAAGCCGGGGATTTTACCACGAGAAATCAAGTCAAGAGTGCTTAACCTCTCACCGCGCTTGTCGCCGTACCAGATTGGCCCTGATAACGAAGTCCGAGGTTGCCCGCCGCCTAAATCGCAGCCCTGCGCGAGTGACCCAGCTCGTCAAGCAAGGGAAGGTGGCAATCCACGTTGACGAGGACGGAAAAGAGAAGATTGACGAGGCCGACGTTCCCGGCTTGCGCGTCTATCTCGACAAGGGACTGATTCGCGGCACCAAACCGACCCTTCGCCCCCGGCGCCCCGAGGGGATGGAGGATCTGGCCGAGCCAGGTGCCGAGCTTCGCCCTGTAGAGCCCGAGCCCTACCGCCCCCCGGCGTCAACCAGCTACGCGCCTCCCCCGCCGCAACCGCGCACGAGCCAGAAAAAGCCGAGCGAGATCACAGAGGACGACTTCGATCTCTATGACGACAACGGCAAGCTCGATCCCTACAGGTGTAGAGCGTGGCAGGAGTTTGAGAAGGCGAAAAAGCTGCAGACCGAGCGCCTTGCCGCAGAAGGCAAATACGTTGAAGTCGAAAAGATCAAGCCTGCGGTGGATCGCGCCATGCAAGTCATCCGCAAGGGCGTCATGGCCATTCCCACGCGCCTGAAAGCTGTCTGCCACGATCTCACTCTGGAGCAACAATCAATTCTTGAGCGCCTTTGCAGGGAGGCGCTTGATAAGGCAGTCGTCAACTACAACGGAGAAGAAGATGGCGGTTCGTGATGCAGAGGCCCTGGTGCTGGAGTCTCTCAACCAGCTCAAGCCGCCCCCAAAGCTCTCAACGAGCGAATGGGCGGACAAATACTTTGAGGTGAGCAAAGGGGGCAGCACTGGCAAGTGGGAAACTCGCCCGTATCAGCGCGAGATTCTTGATTGCTGGACGGATCCGCTGGTGTGGCGCACGTCCATTATGAAATCAGCTCGGGTTGGCGCAACAACCATGCTGAACATCAGCGAGTGCTATCACTTGCACTGGGATCCATGCGACTCTTGCACGGTTCAGCCGACTACCGGCTACGCGGAGAAATACAGCAGAGACACGTTCAACAAGATCATCGAGAACGTATCTGTCATTGGCGAGCTGTTCAAGAAGTCCTCTTACCGCGATGGCACCAATTCGATTCTTGAGAAGTATGTCAACGGAGCGTCACTCTCCTTCCTGGGAGCGAACAGCCCGAACGGGTTTCGTGGCTGGACATATCGGGTAGCCCGTGCCGATGAGGTTGATGGCTACGTGTCATCTGGAGCCGGCAATGAGGGCGATCAGATTGAGCTGCTCCTGAACCGGACAATCGACTATCACAACCGGGTATTCATCGACGCCAGCACTCCCACGATTGAAGGATTCAGTCGCATCGAAGCCTCCTACAAGCAGGGGGATCAGCGGCAGCGGTTTGTGCCATGTCCGCACTGCGGGCACATGCAGTTTTTCAAGGCCAACGCATTCACCCCTGGCAGCAAAAAGGATGAGCCAGGCGGGTTCTGGTGGGAGCCTGGCAAGCCCTCCACTGTCGTCTACATCTGCGAAAGCTGCGATCAGCCGATCCTGCACAGCCAGAAGTTCGACATGGATCGGAACGGCGAATGGCGCCCGACCGCACCGGCCAACATCGCGCCCGATGGCAGGGAGCACCGCAGCTATTTCATCTGGGCGGCTCTCAGCTACCAGGCCAATGCGAGTTGGGCACACATCGTTGAAGCCTACGAGAAAACTCACGAGTCGCCTCAACAGTTACAAGTGTTTATCAACACTTGGCTTGGGCAGACATTCAAGGAAGATGCCGCCACTCGCGTGACCGCAGAGGGCCTCATGGCGAAGCGGGACACGTACAAATCAGGCACCGTACCCGAGGGTGTTCTGCTCATTACCATCGGCGTTGACATGCAAGATGACCGGGCAGAAATCAGTGTCTGGGGCTGGGGGCGCTCGCAAGTGACAGCGGGACTTGATTCTGAGGCCGAGGGTTGGCTGATTCAGCACGCGGTTATTCAGCAGCCCTACAACTCCAGCGAGGTCTACGCGCAGATTGATACGTTCGTGAATACTGAGTACGCGCTGCCCTGTGGCGGGAAGATCAAGCCCGAGGTCACGGCGATTGACTCCGGCGACGGCGATCACACCCCCTACGTGTACGACTATGCACGCCAGCGCCGCCTGCAGGGTGTCATTCCAATCAAGGGTATGTCCACCAACGGCAAGCCGCCCATCGGCAAGGGCAGCGCGTCGGAATACACGATGAAGAACCGGCCGAAGAAATCATCGGTTGAAATGTTCCAAGTCGGCACCGACGTTATCAAGACACGCCTCATGTCCAGACTGCGGCAGGATAGAGCGTCAGGCCCCGGCGCGTTGCACTTCCCGGCTGAAACCACAGAGGAATACTTTGTGCAGCTTGTTTCTGAGCGCCGTCACAGTTACGTGCAGGCAGGCCAGCCGAAGTTCCGCTGGGTGCGTCGGCCGGGTGTTCGCGCTGAAACGCTCGACTGCGCTGTGTATGCCTATGCAGCCCTGCATCACGCATACAAGAAATACAACATGCGCACTATCTGGGATCAACTGGAAGCCAGGCTCAAGGCGCCAGAGAGGCCCGCAGAGCAGCCACAGGCCGCCGGGTTCAATCTGCTCAAATAGACTCTCTCTATGGCGACGATTCCCTCACAGTTCCGCGCAGGCGATTACGTTGCCTGGACCGAAACGGACGCGCCGGAAGGCACGACCGCGATCACGGTCTATCTGCGCACCAGAGCGGCCTCAGGGGCCGCCATCGCCGCCACCGTCAACGGCGATGGAACGTTCGACTTCTCCATCAGCAGCGTCACCAGCGCCGCTCTGGCGGCCGGCGCCTACCTGGCCCAGTTCCTCGCCACCGTGGACGGCCAGCCACAGACCTACCGCGAAGTGCGGTTTGACGTGCTGGCGTCTCTGAGCTACACCGGCAGCCCGACTGCGTTCGATCCGCGCAGCCAGGCCGAGAAGGATCTGGAGGCCGTTGAGGAGGCGATCAGGGTTCTCACCACTTCGGCTCAGGAGTACCGCATTGGCACCGGAACGGCAAACGGCGGGCGCATGGTCCGCAGGGCCGATCTCGCTGAGCTGATTAAGTGGCGCGATCAGTTGAGGGCAGAAGTCCTGAAAGAGCAGCAAGCCTCAATGATTGAAAACGGGAAAGGCGACCCGAATAAGCTCTATGTTCGATTCACGCCGGCATTCTGATGGGCGTCCGTACTTGGCTACGCACTCACGGATTCGGCTTTGGTCCCGGCAAGTATGAGCGCCCTCGCGCAGCATTTGAGGCGGCTCGCCAAGGTCGCCTTACCTCTGATTTTCTGAGGCCGCAGACGAGCGCAGACGCTTCCCTGGTGGGTGAGCTAGCAGTTCTTCGGAACAGCGCCCGCGCACTTGCACGCGATAGCAGTCACGCTCGCAAGATCAAGCGCACCTACAAGGTCAACGTGATCGGGCACAGGGGCATCCAGCTCCAGCCCCAGATCCGCAATCTGAGCGATGGCGAGCTAGACGAGCGCCGCAACCGAATGGTATTGGAGGAATACCAGCGGTGGTGCGCTGCCGATTCGTGTGACGTTGCCGGCAGGCACAGCTTCCACGGGTTTGAGCTGGCGATTCCCGGCGCCTGGTGCGAATCGGGCGAAGTGTTTTTCCGTTTGGTGCGCCGGCCGTTTGGCAGGAGCCGTGTGCCCCTTGCCCTGGAAATGATCGAAGCGGACATGCTCGATGAGCACCATTCCGGCATGTCAGACCGGCCAGGTCACTACTGGCGCATGGGCATTGAGCATAACGAATGGGGACGCCCGACTCGTTACAAGTTCCTGCGCAAGCACCCTGGCGACTACGAGCTGTCTAGCCGGATCGACACCGAAAAGCACGTCACCGTTGACGCGGCCGATATTCTCCACGTCTACGGCCTGCCCGAGCGTGTTGGCCAGACGCGATTTGAGCCAATTCTCACCCCAGCAATCGTTGAAGCCCACGCGCTGCGTCAATACCAAAAGGCGCACCTGACCCGCAAGCGCGTACAGTCGAATCAACTCGGCTGGATTCAGACGCCAGAGGGGCTCAACGGTGACGACGTGATTGACAATCGCCGAGTCGTTGATTCCGAGGCTGGCCAGTGGTTCAGGCTCAATCCTGGCGAGGTTCCCGTTGCCCCGAACCTGGGCCCCGAGGACACGTCGTTTGCGGACGTGATTAAGGACAACCTGCGCACACAGGCAGTTGGCACTGGCGTTGATTACAGCACGCTCAGCGGTGACTTCTCCGAAGGCTCCTACGCTTCGCTCCGCATTGCTGTATTTGAGAACCGCGACTACTGGCGGATGCTGCACACTGCCGTTATCGAGCAGTTTCACCAGCGCGTGTTTGAGGAATGGCTACAGGCTGCGGTGCTGATTGGCGTTCTGCCGTCGCCCACATTCGATGATTACTGGATCCGCCCCGAGCGTTACCAGCATCCGCACTGGCAGGCGCGCTCCTGGGGGCTTCTCGATACTAGCAAGGATATTTCCGCGTTTGAGAAAGCTCGCGAGCTGCAGCTTGAAACGCACAGCGAACAGGTCAACAACTACACGGGCAACGACTTCCGTCGTGTCATTGACCAGATTGTATCTGAGCGGGAATACAAGGCGAAGCGCGGAGTTCTCATGCCGATTGACGATCCGCAGTCGCCGAAATTGTCAGCAGGTAATACTGCTGACCGCAATCAGGAACCGTAATAGCGGGCCGCTGCAGCAGCAGCTTCCTTTTCGGTCGCGAAACTACCAAGATGCACATACTTGCCTTGGCGCCAGTGCCTTGCCACCCACTTTCCGTTTCCGACGTGAAAGTGAACTCCCTTGTGCTCTGACCTCCCGTAGGTGTTGCGGTTTTTCATTTGCAGTGACATGTCGGCCAGCCGAAGGTTGCTGAACCTATTGTCAACTGGATTTCGATTGATGTGATCGACCGTGAGACAGCCCGGATCTTCGCCGGTAACCATTGCCCAAGCAAGCCTGTGAGCAAGATAAACCTTGCCATGGATTCTCACTTGAATTGCCTGCGGCTCTCCGTCGTAGCGATATATTGGGCACCCGCAGGGGCGTGACACGTCCCTGCCTTTGCCGGTCTTTTTCCACCATAGCAATCCAGTTTCCGACTCGTAGCGCAGGTTTTCCAGCAGCCACTCGCGGTCTGGCAATGGCTTAACTTGAGTCATTAGCTTGCCTCCAGCAAGTTGGTCGCGGGTCGGTAGCTCCAACTAGCCGGCCCATCTAAATCATAACTCATGCGCTCGCGAACGCAAAGGACTGCTTAGCCTCAGCGTTGAATTGCAGCGTCACAATGACAACGCGAAGCCGAGCGCGTCGCCCGGCAGCCGGCTTCGGCCAACGCGACGCCGAACCTGCGACTAAACCGACAGCCAGCCCGGTCGCCGCGCCTCAGATGGGCGTCCGCCTGGATGCTCCCGCCGATGGCTCAACGGCCACGATCAGCCTTATGGGCGAGATCGGATACGACGTGACCGTTGGCCAGGTAGACGCCGCCCTGGCCGCCGCCAAGGGCGTGCCTGTCACGGTCAACATTTTCAGCTACGGCGGTGACGCTCTCGCTGGCCTCGCGATCTACCAGATGCTGTCGGCGCACGACGCCGAGGTGACAACCAACGTCCTGGGCGTGGCCGCGTCCGCTGGCAGCGTTATCGCCATGGCTGGCGATAAGCGCGTGGTGCCCGCCAACGGCGCGCTCATGGTTCACAACGCCTGGAGCTTCACCGTTGGTGACGCCGAGACCCACCGGCAGTCTGCAGACATGCTCGATGGAGTCACCGAAGCGTATGTGCGCACTTACTCGGCTGCTACCGGAATGAGCGCCGAACAGGTTCGCCCGTATCTGCAGCAGGAGCGTTGGATCTACGGCGAGGAGGCAGCTTCGCTTGGATTTGCCACCGAAACCGGCGCGCAGATGCAGGCATTTGCCAGTGCCGCCCCGATCCCTCAAGGCCGGTTCAAGAGCGTACCTGAAGACCTCAAGGCCCTGCTCGGGGAGGAAAGGCCCCAAGCTGGAGTCTCCGTTGAAGTGTGCGTTGAAGTCACCGACCCCACGGATCCCCCCAAATCGGAAGAACTGGAGGTGTCAGGCCCTCCCGACGCTGTAATTGAACTTCTCAACGTGAATAGCCTTAGCACCGTAACCCCTGCTGATGGCGGACTATCTGCCGCCCCGCTTTCGATGAACGAAACCAACGAAATCAAGGCGGCTGCTGCGCTTGCTGAGCGCGAGCGTGTTGCCGCCATCCGTGGCCTGGCCAAGGCTCACAGCCTGCCCGAGTCCCTCACCGATGAGCTGATCGAGAAAGGCACCGAAGTCTCCGATGCCCGCGCCCGCGTGCTGGAGTTCATCGGCGCCAAACAGATCGCCGTCCCGACTTCCGGCATTTCCGACGCCGGCTGCGCCAATATCGGCCTTAGCGCTCGCGAGGTCGAAAGCTACTCGTTCATGAAGGTCGCCCGTTACCTGGCCGACCCCAACCCCCGGACCGCCGAAGCCGCCGCCTTCGAGCTGGAAGCCTCCAGGGCCGCCGCCGACAAGCACGGCCGCAGCCCCGCAGGCGTGCTGATCCCGTTCGATGTGCTGTCCGCCCGCCCGCAGGCATCCCAGACCGTGGGCGACTTCGGCAAGGGTGGCGCCCTCGTCGGCACCCAACGCCTTGACGGGAGCTTCATCGAACTGGTGCGCAACCGCTCCGCGTTCATCAGCTCCGGCGTGACCGTGCTCAACGGCCTCCAGGGCAACGTGGAAATCTCGAAGCAGACCGGGGCTTCGACCTATTACTTCGTGGGCGAGGAGGTGAATGTCAGCGAATCCGACGCCACCTACGGCCTGGTCAACCTGACCCCGAAAACCATCGGTGTCCGCGTTTCGCTGAGCCGTCGCGCGCTGATTCAAACCAGCCCCGACATTGAGCAGCTCACCCGTAACGACATGATTTCCCAGCTCGCGCTGGGCGTCGATTACACCATCGGCTACGGCAGCGGCACGTCCTCGCAGCCGCAGGGCATCCGAAACGTCACCGGCATCGGCTCCGTCACCCTCGGCGGTGGTGCATCCAAGGTTTACCCCAGCAACGTCGGCGGCGGCACCCACGACACCGGCGACTGGGCCGACTACGTGGACCTGGAAACCGCCATCGCAGCCAACAACCTGGAAGGCGTTCGCTACGTGATGAATGCCGTCACTCGTGGCGGCTGCCGTCAAACGCTGCGCTCCAGCGTTGCCGGTGCTGACTACATCTACAAGGACGACGGCACCATCGCCGGCTATCCCGTGACCGTCAGCAACCAGATCCAAACCAACGACGTTTTTTACGGCGACTTCTCCTCGCTGCTCGTCGGCTTCTGGTCTGGGCTCGATGTGACCGTGGATCCCTTCACCCAGAGCGCCAAGGGTCAAGTGATCCTGACCGTTCACCAGGACTTCGATGTGGCCGTGCGCCGCGCTGAAGCCTTCGCGCTGGGGACCTGATATGGCGAAAATCGAACTCGGGGCCGCCGTATTCGTGCATGGCGAGCCCCACGCCATTGGCGACATTCTCGATCTCGACTCTGGCACCGCCGAGTACCTGATCCGCGCCGGCAAAGCGACCGCTGTCGTCGCCACCGAGCAACCGGCCGAGCAACCGGCCAAGCCCCCAGCCCAGAAGCCCACCCGTAAGCCCACCCCCGCCCCTAAGGAGGACTGATCCATGGCCGTTCAGCAACGAAACCTGGAGAACCTGCGAATCGGTTCTCTCCTGTCTGCCGGCATCAAAACCATCACCGCGATCGGCGATGAAACCGGCGTTGATTTCGCCGGGTTTGACGGCGATCTCGTGATTCGCCTGAACTACACCGCTGCTGGCGTCGGTGCCACGTTTGACTTCCGCATTGAGGAGGCTGACACCCAAGGCGGCACCTACACCCCCGTAACCGGCGGCGCGTTCACCCAAATCGGCAACGCCGCTGGCGCCCAAACGCTCGTCATCAGCAAGGATGACACCAAGCGATGGTTGCGTTTCAGTGTCACGTCCGACGCCGGTACCGGATCCTCCAGCGTGAGCGCCGACTACATCGGCCTCAGGAAGTACCAGTAAGCCCCATAGCTCGCAAAGGAGTAAGCCCTGCTTATCGCGGGGTTTTTTTATTGCTTAGCATTTGCATGGGGCATTCACCTGATAATGAATCTCGTTGACGACGCCAGCATTTATCTCGGCGACTTTGATAGCGTCGTAGTCGTCAACTCCCAGACCGGCACGGGCATTCTTGACGCACCGGGCCAAGTTGTCATTGATGGAATGGTCATGACAACGGACTATGCTATTACAGTGCCATCAGAGCTTGTCAGCGGCGTCACTTACGGCACCCCTTTAACGGTAGATGGCATTGCCTACTCCGTAAAAGAAAACACGCCACAGCAAGACGGCCTGTTCAGCGTCGTAACCCTTTCCAAGCTGAGCCCCGATCTCGCCGCTCCTGGTGGCGTTCAGCGCGAGTGGAGTCTATCTGATCTCTCTGACGTTGAAATGCGCAATCCCCAGCTTGGGGATCGCCTGGTTTACAACGGCAGTAAGTGGGTTGACATGGAAGAATCCGATGGCACCAATGTTGTTGATGGCGGTGGTGCGGCATGACCTACGCGCGTCAACATATTCTGTTCAGAAGGGATTCTGCTGCTAACTGGACAGCTCAGAACCCGGTGCTGCTTGACGGCGAGCCTGGTTACGAGACAGACACTCGCAAGATGAAGATTGGCAATGGGGTTGCGGCGTGGAATGCCTTGCCATACTCGGCCGGCGGCAGCTCCCTTGAGGGGCTGTCAGACGTAACCACTACTGACAAAGTTGATAAAAGCGTTCTGTATTACGACCAGGCCACCAATGGGTTTTACGTTGATTCTGCCGTGACTAGGCTGACGATAACAGACGGCGGCAATTTCTAGACCATGCCTAACTCCATTCGCCTCAAGCGTCGCGCTGTCGGTGGGTCAGCTGGAGCACCGGCTTCGCTGCTAAGCGCCGAACCCGCGTTTAACGAACAGGACGAGATTCTTTATTACGGCAAGGGCGACAGTGGCGGTGTCGCTACCTCAATTATCGCCATTGGCGGACCCGGCGCCTACGCCACGCTCGGCACCACTCAAACAATCGGTGGCGCTAAAACCTTCTCTGGGCTCGTCACGTTTTCCGGCTCGGGCGCCAGCAGCCCTACTGCGGTCACGCAGGCCGCAAACGATAACAGCACTCGCATTGCCACAACGGCCTTTGTGCTTGGCCAAGCGAATAGCACTGCCGGCACGATTGCGGTCAACGGCACCCAAGCGGCTGGCACGTCAAACCTTTACGCTCGCGCAGATCACGTCCACCCGACCGACACCAGTCGGGCTGCGCTCGCTTCGCCGACGTTCACGGGCACGCCTGCTGCTCCTACGGCTGCGGTGGACACAAACACCACCCAGCTCGCCACCACGGCATTTGTGCTTGCCCAGGCGGCTAGCGCAAACCCCCTGGCACTGGGCAGCGCCACGGTAGGCACATCTGCTCGATACGCACGAGCCGATCACGTTCACGCGATGCCAACGCTGTCGCAGGTCGGCGCGCCAACCGCCGATGTTGCGTTTGGCAGCTTCAAAATCACAGGACTAGCGGATCCCGTTGCCGACACCGATGGCGCAAACAAGCGATATGTTGATTCTGCTCGTGCTGGCCTAGACGTTAAGGCCAGCGTTCGCGCCGCGTCTACGGCAAACGTCACCGTTACCTATAGCGCCACCGGCGGCGCAAGCACTCGCGGTCAGATCACTGCGGCTCCTAACACGCTGGACGGCGTGACCCTGGCGGCAAATGATCGTATTCTGCTAAAAAACCAGACAACTGGCGCCCAGAATGGCATCTGGGTTGTGTCTACGGTTGGCACTGGCGCCAATGGTGTTTGGGATCGCGCCAGTGACTTCGATGCTGACGCCGAAGTGACGGCCGGAGCATTCGCCTTTGTCGAAGAAGGGACCGCCAACTCGGATTCGGGATGGGTTCTTGCCACCAATAATCCGATCACGATTGGAGGCGCATCTGGAACCGCGCTCACCTTCAACCAGTTCAACGGCGCAGGCAGCGGCGTGTCGTCGTTCTCAGCCGGAACAACCGGCCTGACTCCGAACACGGGCACAACCGGCGCAATTACACTGGCCGGTGTTCTGGCCGCAGCCAATGGCGGTACGGGCGTTTCTAACAGCAACACTATTACTCTTGGCGGCAACATTTCAACCGCTGGAGCGTTTACAACAACTGGCGCGTTTGCCATCACCCTCGCGACCACCGCAAGTACCTCGCTGACCCTGCCCACTTCTGGCGTATTGCTCAGCGACGGTAGCACTATTGACGGAGGCACGTTCTAATGCCCAACACGATTCGTTTGCGGCGTGGATCCACCGCGCCAAGTGCGGGTAGCTTTGCTGAAGGGGAACCCGCGTGGGATAGCACCAACAGCAAGCTCTACATCAAGAACGCCGCCGGCTCCATGGTGGAGATCGGGGGAGCGGGAGGCGGTGCCAACTGCGCTGAGGACACCTTCACCGGCAACGGCACCACAACCAACTGGATAATGAGCCGCAGTGTGAGCGCAGCGGCTAACGTCCTCGTCAGCGTTACGCCCACAACTTGGTCGTCGCCTGAGATTCTCCTTACTAGCGCATATACGGTCAGCGGCACTACGCTTACGATCAGCCCCGCCGTGGCCTCTGGCAGCGCAATCCGAGTGCTGCATCTGCTTGGCCGGGGCCCCGCCGGCCCCGCTGCCAATATCGTAAATGAAACACTTGACTTTGGGAGCAACCCGCAGTGGTCGGCCATGTTTACAGTTACCACTGTCGCCGCGACTGTAGGCCAAGACGTTATCATGGTGGCATCTGGAGAAAATGGCGACGAGCTTGAAATGGATGGCTTTACCTGCTCTGCCAGGGTAACAGCCACCAACACAATCCAGGCCTGGGTCACGGCCCTTCCGGGCCCTGTAGCGGGCACCCGCGTCTTTCAGTTCCTTCTTTCCTGATTCAGACCGATGGCAATTCTTCAAGACGGCACCGTAGGTTCAATCGTTGCAAAAATCTTCAACGTATCGAAGGGCCTTGCCTCGATGCTGGTGGCGGCGGATGGCTCCACCATTCCCAAGACCAATGGCGAGGCCAGGGGAGACACCGATGGGTTCCTGGCTGTTGGTGGAGTCAACGACGACAACTACAGGCCGGCGAGAGCAGATCGACTCGGCAACCTGATCCCTGGGACTGTCAACCTGCTGCTCCATGAGCCCTTTGAGGGTGCGACTGTCAGCAGCCCCAACCGGGTCACGGTCGCCACGACGACATTCACTCAGGCCCAGGCCGCAGCGAACGGCCTCAACTTCAACAGCGGCAACAGCTCAGCCGCTGCTGCTGCTGCACTGCTGACCACCAACCGCCAGTTCGCCAAGTTGCAGCGAGCACCGCTGCAGTGCAAGATCCGGGCCCGAGCCGGCCACGTCACCAATGCCGTAATTGAGTTCGGCTTTGGCAACCCTGCCAACCAGACTTCGGCTCCCACGATTGGCGCGTTCTGGCAGATCACCACGGGTGGCGTCGTGCAGCCGGTGCTGACCTACAACTCTGTGGACATCACCGGCACTGCCGTCACCATGCCTTCAGGCTGGCAGAGCAACTACTACACCTGGGACGTGATCCTGGATGACGACGAGGCGTTCTTCACGGTCCAGGACACATCGACCGGCCTGATCATCGCCGAGCGGAAGATCAAGCTCCCGGCTACTCAGGTCCGGCTGTGGAACGCCTCCCGCCTGCCTGCCTTCGCCCGGCTCCACAACGTCTCAGCACCAGCGTCGGCGCCGGTGCTGATCCTGGCCTCCCTGGACGTGGCGCTGCTGGACATGGCGCAGAACAAGCCCTGGGCCCACATCGCGGCGCTCTCCGGCTTCGGTGGTGAGGTGGTCCCAACCACTTTTGCCCAGGCTGCCAACTACGCGAACAGTGCAGCCCCGGCCAGCGCCACGCTGAGCAACACGGCGGCCGGCTACACCACGCTCGGCGGCCAGTTCCAGTTTGCCGCCGTGGTGGGAGCTGAGACCGACTTTGCCCTATTCGGCTTCACCGTGCCGGCTCCCTACTCCTTCGTTTGCACGGGCATCGAGATCGACACCTACAACTCCGGCGCGGCGGTCGCCACCACGGCCCACGTTCTGCAGTGGTTCGCCAGCCCTGACCAAACAGCCATCTCGCTGGCCACTGCCACGAACCGCCGCGTCACGCTGGGGATCCAGTCGTTCCCGGTCGGCGCCGCCATTGGCGCCCTGGCTGCACCGATCCTCCGCAGCCTGAACGACGCGCCGCTGGTGACGAACCCCGGCCGCATCATGGTGGTCGGTCTCAAGATCCCGGTCGGCACCGCCACCGCCTCGCAGATCATCCGCGGCACGGTGGCGATTCGCGGTTATTTTGAGTAATTGTCCATGCCCATCAACGACACCACCACAAGCAGGGCCTATCAAAAGCCTAACTCGGCAAATGATTTGCCTTACGATGTTGCTCGCATCCGCAGCGCGCTAGACGCAATCGACACCGACGTTGCTGGCTTACTGGCAGCAGGCGGCCTTTCCGATGGCGACAAGGGCGACATAACTGTTTCAGCGTCTGGCGCGACGTGGACGATTGACAACGGTGCTGTTTCCACCGGCAAGATGGGTGGCGACGTTACCACCGCCGGCAAGGCTCTACTGGGTGACGCCGATGCAGCGGCCCAGCGCACGACGCTCGGGCTGGGAACTGCCGCAACAAAGGCTGGGCCCACGGGTGCCATTGTTGGCACGACTGATGCGCAGACCTTGAGCGGCAAGACGCTCGATAACTACACCGAGACTGTTTTTACCGTAGTTGACGGCACTACGGTCAATCTAAACCCCAATAACGGCCCGATTCAGCAGTGGACACTGGGAGCCAACAGAACACCAGGCCAGGCGAGTTGGGCGGCGGGTCAAAGTATCACCTTGATGATCGACGATGGTACGGCTCGGACGCTTACATGGACAACATTGGCAGTGACCTGGGTCACAAACGGTGGAACAGCGCCTGCGCTTAAAACCACGGGCTTTACTGTCATCGTGCTCTGGAAAGTCGGGACCACAATTTACGGCTGCACTGTAGGGAGTTGAACAGGTGCTCTCTAAACTGCTGACCGTTGCCAATCCAACACCCGCTATCGTTGGGTTCGATCAAGCGACCGTAGCCGCATCAAGTACACCGTCCTACAGCCTTACGGGCTTATTCGCTTTAGGTGGCCTTGGGAGCGCGCCCATAGCGGGCGATCTCGTAGTTGCGGCGATTGCCTTCAAGGACGCCACCGATAGAGACATAACCTGCACTACATCAGGGTACACAGAGCTAGCTGATCTATTTCAGTCTGCGACTAACTCAATCCAGCTTGGCGTGTTCTACAAGCGACTTACTACAGCGGAAACCTCCATCGCATTTAACATTGGTGCTGCTGTCAACTCGTATTTCGCGGTGCATGTCTGGCGAAATGTAGCGGCTACTCAGCCTGACGCCACAACGACAACTTCACAAGGAACTACCGCCCAGCCCAATGCTCCTTCCATCACGACTACTATTGCAAACGCAGTCGTCATCGCTATCGGCGCAGGCGCAGCTAGCGCTACCAATCCCATCGCTAGTGGGCCCAGCGGGGGCTACTCAAACAGCAATGACGCGAAAATCTACGATGAGGTTACGGCTGGTATAATCATGAACTCAACTTTTAAGCGCGTTCCAGGCGCCGAAGACCCCCCGACATTTAGCAGCTTCAACGCTAATGTCAACAATGCTGTCTGCGCTGCAACCGTAGCAATTCGCCCCACGTCATAGGACCATGACCTACGCGCTGCTCGCTGACAACTCTATCGCTCAGTATCCCTATGACCTTGGGCTGCTACAGCGCAATGTCAGCCTTCCCGAGGGCTTCACGGCTGAAACCCTGGCGGATCACAGTGTCGTCGTGGTTGCCGCTGTCACCCAGCCACCCACCGATCACACCCAAGACTGCATAGAAGGCGCCCCCGAGAATGTCAATGGCGAATGGCGCCAAACCTGGCTAATCCAACCGGCCAGTCCTGAGACGATTGTTTATCGCACAGACTCACAGGCAGAAGCTGTGCGATACCAGCGCAACGCTCGGCTAGCGTCGAGCGACTGGACCCAGGCCGGCGATGCCGCCGCAGCGGGTGTGTCTAGGCAGGCTTGGGCCCAGTACCGACAGCTCTTGCGCGATGTTCCTTTGCAGCCGGGGTTCCCGTGGAATGTTCAGTGGCCGACCGAGCCCGCTCCCCCGCCTCCGGCCCCGACTCCACAGTGGGTTCAGTTCGGCGCGGCACTCGCCTCCGATGCGCAGGTCAACGCCATGATCGCCACTGCCGCCACCGCCGCCCCGGTACTCCACCTGATGCTCGGCGTGGGTCTTGGCCAGGCGGCACAGGGCGACCCTCAGACGTTCGTCGTTGGCTGGGCCAGCGCTCGCGCGGCAGGCCTGGTGTCTGCCGAGCTGGCCGCCCATGTCGCGACAGTCGGCGCTGGCTACGACCTGCCGGCAGACTTTCTGGCCCAGCTTGAGGCCTGAATAACCTCTGCAATCGAGCCCTAGCCCCGCCCAGCCATGCCAGGCAGTGAGCCCACCCATTCGGACATTATGGCTCGCCTGGGCGAGCTTAAGGGGCAGGTTGAAACCCTGACCCTTCTAGTCTCCCAGAAGCGCGAGGATCTAAACACAGCTTTTACGCTCATCAGAAGTCTAGAGCAGAGCGTTCCCGATAAAACAAAGGTTGACGAAATAGAGAAGCGGATGCGTGTCATTGAGGGGCAGATCGCTAAGTGGGTCGGCATTTGCCTAGCCTGCAGCTTTCTGTTCCCGGTCACGCTCAAGCTGCTCACTTCGCCTCATTCTGCCCGCACCGCGACTAGCCTTTTCTCATGGATCACACCAACGGATTCGGCGGCATCTACGTGGTCAACCCCGAAACCGGGGAGGTGACTCGCTTGCCCTCTGACGCTCGCGCTCCCGAGCCCGAACCCAAGGCGACCGCCAAGCCCAAGCCCAAGCCCACCGCCACCGAGGCCCTGACCGATGCCCCTGAGAAGTAAGCAGCGCCTGGTCCTCGTCAAAACCGAGGCTTCCAGCTACGGCGTCAACTCGTCGCCCACCGGCAGCAATGCGCTGTTCATCAACGACGACCTGGAGCTGTCGCAGCCCGCAGGCGGTGGCACCACGCAACGGCGGATCATCCGCCCGTATCGCGGCGCCTACGAAACGCTGATCGTCAACAGCCAGGTTGGCATCACGTTCTCCGTTGAGCTTGCCGGGAGCGGCACTGCTGGCACAGCCCCCGCCTATGCCGACCTGCTGCGCGCTTGCGGTTTGGCTCAAACCGTCACCGGCACCGCCCTGACCGGCACCGCAGCCGCAGGCGCGGCCGGCAGTATCACGCTGGCCGCTGGCACTTCGGCCATCAACAACTTCTACGTTGGCCAGCTTATTTCCATCACGAGCGGCACCGGCGCTGGCGGCGCTGGCATCATCACCGCCTACAACGGCACCACGAAAGTTGCAACTGTCGCCAAGACAACTACCACTTTCACCCCGGCCGCAAGCAGCCAATACAGCATTGGCGCCAATGTGTCGTTCAAGCCGATTTCCATTGTTGACGGCGTTGCTGACACGTCCTGCACCATTGTCTACAACGTAGACGGCGTGCAACACGTTCTGCTTGGCTGCCGTGGCACCGCTACAATCGGCATGAGCCTGGGCGAGATTCCGAGCATCAGCTATACGATGACCGGCATCTACACCACACCGACCGATACGGCGCAGTCCACCTACACGCTGGCCTACGCCAACCAGGCTGCGCCAGTTGTATTCAAGTCGGATGCCGTCAGCGGCTACAACTTCTTCGGTGTCACTACTTGCCTCCGAAGCATCCAGCTCGATATTGGCAACGAGGTGACTTACCGCGAGCTGATTGGCTGCGGCAAGCGTGTTGACATTGTTGACGGTCAGACTTCTGGCACGGTGATGATGGAAGCCACCACCATGGCGACCTGGAACCCGTTTGAGGCATCGCTGACTGATGGCTCGCCTGGCCTGCTGTCCGCTGTTCACGGACCCACCGCAGGCAACAGGGTCGGCCTCGTCGTTCCTCGTGTCGATCTCGGCCAACCTACCTACGCTCGGGATCAAGGCATCGAAATGATTAACGTTCCGATCACCGCACTTCCCAGCGTAGTTGGCAACGACGACTTCTACCTCGTCTATAGCTGATGGCTGATTCAATCCGCGAGCGTATTCTTGCGGAGATCAAAACGCGCCTGACCGCCACTACTGGCGTGTCTGGGCGCGTTTTTCGTTCTCGCATTGAAGCGGTTCAGCGCAACGAAATGCCTGCGATCATCGTGTTCCCGATGGGGGAAGCACCGGAGCAGCGCACGTCGTCGTGCAAGGTCGATAAGCGGCTGACCGTCAACGTCATGGTGCTGGTTCACGCTGACGTGCCCGACCAGGCGGCGGACGGCATCCTGCAGGATGCGCACAAGCGCATCATCCCGACCACGGCCGGCGCCCTTGATTTCACGCTTGGCGGGCTTGCCATTGACATTGAAGAAGCCGGGACCGACTTCCGCATGGCTGCCACCGATGGCGTGATCGTGGCGTCGTACACGGTCTGGTATCGCCATTCCACAGGCGACCTAGCTGCCTAACCTTTCGTGCTTCGTGCAATACCATGGCATTCACAAAACGCCCTGCTGGAACCGGCACCTACAAGTGGCCCGCCACTATCAAGACGCCGATCGACGGCGGCTATGACAGCGAGACGATGACACTGGTGTTCAAGCGCCAGAAGGCGTCTGACACCACTTCTTACAAGGGAGACCGCGACTTCCTGCGCAGTGTTATTGCCGGCTGGGAGGACTACAACGACGAGAACGGCAAACCTATTCCGTTCTCGCGTAAAGAGCTAGACGAGCTGCTTGAGGATGAGTTCTTCATCATTGGCGCTTCCGAGAGCTACACCGACTCTCTGCGCGGTGCCCGCGAAAAAAACTGATTGAGGTGGCCGAGGCGTTGTACGGTGGTGCTGGCGACGGCACTACCGTTGAGGATGATGCCCGTGCATTGGGCGTCATCCTCCCGCCTAGCGAGCCACCACCGCCAGTCGAAGTCTGGGAGGAAAACTGGGAAGCGTTCCAGATGGCGCTCCTGATGCTGAACGAATGGGTGTACGCCGGCATGGGCGGACCCGTAGGCTATAACAAACAGACTATGCAGTGGTACTTTGAGGTGGCCAAAGTGGCTGATCCCCAGAGGTTGCTAGCCGAAATGCGCGTAGTTGAGCGCGTCGGCCTGGAGATCATAAATAAGCGACTGTCAAAAACTACTTAGACTGCAGGGTAGTTCCTTGTTAGCCAGCGAGTTTCGTGACTGCCGACAAGCGGACTATTCAGTTTACGATCAAGGCCGATGCCGACGTTGGAAGCGTCGCGAAGTTCACCAAGTCGCTGCGCGAACTTGCGGACTCGGCTCCTGTAACTGACAAGGTTATCAAGGCGGTTCGCGAGGGTATCCTCGACTTTGCCAAGTCTGGCGATGTTTCGACTCGCACCCTTGAGTCTCTCCAAGGGGCTCTCAAGAAACTACAGAGCGAAGCTAAAGCCGGCGGCCCGGTCTACAAGCAACTTGGCAACGATATTGCCGATGCAAGACGGCAACTGGGGCAGCTTACTGGTACTGCAAACGCAACCACTGAGCAGCTAAACCGACTCCTCAATGCTGGCGCTAAGCCGACGTTTGGCGGGCTCTCAGAGCAAACCGCGCGACTCAATAAAGAACTCCGGGATCTCAAGTTCCGCTCCGAGGACTACCTGCGCACTCTCACGCGCATTAAGGAGCTGGAAACGGTTGGCTCATTCAACCAGGGCCGGCTGAACACCATCGCGGCCAATCGGGCGTTCATGGGCGCCACGCTCAACCGTGGCTATGGCGCGCCTGCGAACCTGCCCGGCCTGCCCGACACCCTGGCCGGCGATGCGCAGCTCGTTTCTGAGCTGAATGAGCGGATCAGGAATCTCGACCGGGGGAGCGAGCTGTATCTGCAAACAGTCCGCGAACTGGCAACCGCCCAGGCTCAGGCTGCTGCGTCCCAGGCCCAGCTTAACCGGGCAGTTGATGGCGGCGCCGCCTCGTTCGCTCGTATCAATGAAGTAACCCTGCGCCGCGATGCCAAGCTCGCTAGCATCGCAGATTACTACGCATCTGGCAACATCGCCGAGCGCCGTAACGATGGCTTCGGGGACCGGCCGCAGGCACAGCAGCGCGGCGACGGTGCTTTAATTGCCCCGCCCTACCGCACCGGCAACTACACCGGCATGGGCGATGCTGGCCTTGGGCAGTTTGGCCCCAAAACAGCAGGCGAGGTTCAGGCGCAGATCCGGCCACTTGAGGCGGCTATTCAACAAGCGCAGCAATCCCTAGATCAGGCTCGCGATAATGCCGCTCGTCGCGGTGCCGAGCAATCTGCACGCCGCTCTCAGCTCCTAAACGAGGTTGAAGATCAGCTTGCGGCCCAGCAACTCGCCGCCAACAAGAAGCGCGACGATGCGCTCCTCAAGGACTTCGACACTCGCCTTGAGAACCGCGTCAAGCGCCGCGAGGCTCGCCGACAAGGGCTCCGCGAGTTCGGACAAACGGCAACAGCGGTCGGCGTGGCCGGCTACTTCGGCGGCCCCGAGGCAGTCGCTGGCGCGTCACTGGGCGCCTTCTTCGGTCCTGGCGGTGCCCAGGTGGGCACTACGGTTGGCCTGGCTGTCGGGGGGCTGAGGCAGCAGATCGCTGGCTTCTCGGGGCAAGCCGCCGAGCTGAGCAAGATGCAGATTGCCCTCAAGGCAAACACCACGAGCGCCCAGGAGTATGCGCGCTCGCTGAATATCATCGAGAATGCTAACAAGCAGCTCAACATTCCCCTGCAGGAAGGCACGCGCGGGTTCACGCAGTTGCTCGCGGCAGTCAAGGGCGCTGGCGGCACGATCAATGACGCCGAGATCGCGTATCGCGCCATCAACTCTGCAATCAAAGCGAATGGCGGAAGCACGCAAGATGCAGAAGGCGCGATGAGGGCTTTGGTGCAGACTTTCTCGAAGGGGAAGGTCTCTGCTGAGGAGCTGAGAGGACAACTCGCTGAGCGTCTCCCAGGAGCAGTAACACTATTCGCCAAGTCTATCGGCATGACCGGCCCCGAGCTGGACAAAGCTCTGGAACAAGGCAAGGTCGGGCTAGGCGATCTGATGAAGTTTCTAGTTGAGCTTGAGAAGCGCAACTACACCACCGCTGAGCGCATCGCCGCATCGCAAGAAGAAGCAGGCATTCGACTCCAAAACAAGTGGAATGACGTTACTCTGGCAATCGGTAAATCATTCCAAGGTCTTGGCGCCAGAATCCAAGACGACCTAGCCAAATGGCTTAAAGCGAACGAAACCAGTATTGCGCAATGGGCTAAGTCATTCGGTGACGGAATCGGTTTTGCTCTAGACAAGCTGGGCGCCCTGGTCAATGGCCTTATTCAGGCTGACAAGTTCTTGCGTCAACTCAAGAACCCCCTAGGGATCTTCAACCCATTTGAGCAAGGTGCTGACCCCAACTTTAGCACTAACAATTACTGGAAGTCCATCGGCGGAGACTCGCAAACGCGAAGTCAGATCAACAGCCAGCTTTCCGATGTAAAAGCTAGCATTATTGAACTGGAGAAAGCCAAAAAAGAAATCTGGTTCCCCTCTATGAACCAATCGCGCGTATCGGATCTTGATGCGCGTATTCTCCAGCAGCGCGCGAAACAAGCGCGCCTTGAGACTGGCTTGGCCGCTTCCCCTGCGTCCTCCCCGCTGGCCCCGTCTGGGCTACTCGTCAACAATCCCGCCGATGCTTCCCGCCGCAAAGCCGACGCCGAAGCCGAGCGCCAACTGCGCCTTGCGCAGGCTTACGCCGACCAGCAGCAGAAGCTCCTAGAGGCGCGAACGGATCTTGAGATCCGCCTGGCCGATATGGTCTACCAGCACAAGGTAGACCTCGCCAATAAGGAGTACGAGCGCAAGCGCAACATTGAGAACATGCTGGCCGAGGCGCAGATCGCACGCCTCAATCCAAACCAGCGCAATGCCGCCGCACTGCTTCAGCAGTTCAGACAGTTCCGCAGCGAGCAACAGGACACCATCCGCGTTGCCGAGCAGGCACTGGAAGCCGCACGCCGCACGCTGGAGGCCGAGCGCAGGCGGGCTGCTGTTAGCGCCATGGCACCGGCCGCGATTGCGCCGATGATGCCGAGCGCGGGCGGCGGGCTCGCGACGTTTGGCTCAACCGGAAACGTTCGCAACGCACCCGGCTGGGTTCATGGACATTTCCAGACCAACACTGGCACCCTGGCTCAGCTCATTGCAGACACGGCGCCGGTCGTGATGGCGCTGATTCGCGCTGGAGTGCCCGCCGAACTGGCAAACGGCGTCAAGTTCCGCGCCGGCATGAGCCAAGCCGAAGTTGTGCGGATGCTATATCAGGCAGCTCGACTTCACGGGCACAGCGGCGACGGTCGCTCGATTGATGTATTTGTGCCTGAAGGGACCAAAGTTCCTGTTCCTCTATCTGACGTGCGACCCGGCAGTGGTCGCGGTGGCGTTACCGGCGTTCTCCCTGGCAGTGGGCAGTCTTGGGTTGGGCATCTTGCCCGATCCTCTGTCTCCGGGGGCGCCCTCGCCAAACCCGCCGTGGGTCAATTCGCTCAAGAACGCCGCGCCGCTGGCGATCAGTCCGGTGTTGCCAGGGCTGAGCAGGACTACAGGAACAAGCAGGCTGCCCTCGCGAAAGCGCGCGAAGGCCAGGCCGCCGAGGCAGCAGCGAAATGGGAGCTGCTCATGGTGCAAGATACCCAGTCCATGCGCGACAATACAACCTCAATCAAGGAAAACATTCAGCAGCTCCAGGACCGAACACGCCTGACACTGGAAGGATTTGGCCCCGAGTATGTCAACTCGCTGGTAGAGATCAACAGTCTCCAGCGCAAGAATAACGACCAAATCGCGATCTACAACCAAGAGCTAAAAGCGGCTCAGGCTTCTGGGCGCACTGACGACGTTGCGCGAATCACGGATCTCATTCGCAACCAAACGGACGCCACTCGCGAAAACATCAACGCCATCAGGGAGCAGACGCGCGCCCAGCTTGAGGCGAACGAGGCCATGGGCAGAGGCTTCGGCTACCGCGAAGGCGCACGCCAGTACGTTGAGTCGATTGGCACGATGCGCGAAGCCACCGCCGAACTCGTCAATGGCGGCATCAAGGGTATTGAGGAATCCCTGTTTAGCCTTGCCACCACGGGGACTGCAAACTTCCGCGAGTTCACTGCCAACATTCTCAGGGATACAACTCGGATGATTATTCAGCAGTTCATCCTGAGGGCCTTGCTCAAGGCAGTTGGCTTCCTGGGCGGCGGTGGCGGTGGCGGCGGCATACAGGACGCTGTAAGCCCTGAGGCTTATTCAGTCGGCACCGGAGCCTCCATCTTCGCTGCGGCCAATGGCGCCGCTTTCGCCGGGAACGGTATTCAACTGTTCGCCAAGGGCGGCGTTGTCTCCGCGCCCAAGCTGTTCCAGTTTGCCAATGGCGGTGTCCCCGGCCTTGGCGTAATGGGAGAAGCCGGCCCCGAGGCGATCATGCCCCTTCGGCGCGGCCCCGATGGCCGCCTTGGCGTCAGCGGAGGTGGCGGCACGGTCAATGTGACAGTCAACGTGTCCGCAGATGGCAGCCAGCAGTCCGAGGCAAGCGGCGACAAGGCCGCACAGCTCGGTCGCGTTGTCGCCTCTGCTGTGCAACAGGAAATCATCAACCAGAAACGGCCTGGGGGGCTGCTCGCCTGATGGCTGCGTTTGCTTTCTCGGTTGACTTCCCGGCATCAGAGTCATCTGCTCCGCGCGTTAATAAAGCTGACTTCGGCGGCTACGAGCAGCGTGTCACGCATGGCCTCAATCCCCTAGTTGAGAACTGGAGCATCCAGCTTGGCAGCCGCACCTTGACCGAGATCAGGGCTGCATCCATCTTCCTGGAAAACCAGCGTGGCACCACGCCATTTACGTGGACTACGCCATTTGGCGAGACTGGTCAGTTTGTCTGCTCCGAGTGGAGCGCCAGGCCGGAATCATTGAACCTGCTAACGCTCACGGCAGAGTTTGTGCTGACCTATGTTCCCGGCCAGTCCAACATCACAAAGCCGGCAGCCCCCGGCTCTGCTTTTGCTTATTGCCACGATCTCGCCAGCTCTCGCCAGAGTGACAGCAACTCTAAGCTCGTGCAATTTGGCGATGGCTATGCTCAGCGTGTCACGATGGGCCTCAACCCGCAAACTACAATTCACAATCTTTCATTCCTGAGCCGCTCCAATTCAGAGCGCGATCTGATTCGTGCTTATTTCAGAGGCGCGGCTGGCGTCCAAGCGTTCACCTGGACGGACCCCCAGACTGGAGCGACCGGCAAGTATGTTTGCCAGGACTGGAGCATTACCTATAATAACTTCAATAATAATAACATTCAGGCGAAGTTCCGCCAGGTGTTTGAGCCCTGATGCCAGTACCAACATCTGAACTCCAGTCGGTATCGCCAACTTCTGTCATTGAGCTGTTTGAGCTGCAGCTTGTCACGGCTCTGCACGGCTCTGCCGACGTGTATAGGTATCACTCGGGCTCAAGCCTCAACCTGAGCGGCGTTGTTACGTGGAACAGCAATACCTACACCCGCTACCCCGTTGAAGCTGACGGCTTTGAGTATTCGGGCACGGGTCAGCTCCCCCAGCCCAAGCTGCGCGTTTCCAATATCGCTGGCACGATCACTGCGCTTTTGCTGATCGTCAACGGTGTAACACCCGGAAACGATCTCATAGGCGCAAAGGTTACGCGGATCCGCACACTGGCACGCTATCTCGATGCCGCGAACTTCCCCGCGCGGCGGAACCTCCTTCTCCGTACCGACGAGTTTGATCAAGCCGCCTGGACAAAAGTTCGCTCCGTGGCGACCGCAAGCGGGACCATTGGCCCATTCGGCGAGCCCACCGCCAAGCTTTTTCGCGAGGACTCAACAGCCAGCTCTACCCACTACGTTGAGCAGACCGTATCTGGCTTGCTTTCCTCCACAGCGTATTCTTTCTCTGTCTACGCCAAGCCGGCCGGTCGTGACATTGTACGCCTTGAGCTGGTCGCCGGTACTGCATACTCGTCTACTCAGGCTGGCACGTTTGATATTGCGTCTGACAGGCTTCTGAGCACGACCGGAACCCCTACCGCCGCAGTCTCCGATGCCGGCAATGGCTACGCCAAGTGCTCTCTCACTGCAACCACCACGGGCGCTGGCAGCGTGACGGTGCGCATCTACCTCCAGGCCGCAGCAGGGAGTACCACCTACTCGGGCGATGGCGCCTCGGGTGTCACGCTGGCGGCGGCCCAGCTTGAGGCTGGCAGCGGCTCCGATTACCAGGCAATAGGAGCCTCTTTTTCGCAGAATCCATTTGGCACCCCCGATCCGACCGTCGAGTTTCCCCGTGAAATCTATTACATAAGCCAGAAAGTCAACGAAAACCGCGACTATGTTGAGTTCGCGCTTTCGGCTGCGTTTGACCTACAGGGTGTGCGTGCGCCCAGAAGGCAGTGCATTGCAAATATCTGCCAGTGGGTCTACCGATCAACTGAGTGCGGCTACCTCGGCACAGCCTACTTCAATGAGAGTGATGTATCGGTCGGAAGTGCGGCATTAGATGTGTGCGGCAAGCGCACCTCAAGCTGCCGTATCAGGTTTGCGGCGAACTCCAATCTCTCCACTGCCGGCACTAGCTCGACTCTTAATGCCGGCTCAACTCTTGCGTCCGGCAGCCAGCTTGTGTCCACGAATGGCTGGTATCGACTCGCAATGCAAACTGATGGCAACCTTGTTCTTTATGACAAGTCTGGCCTCGTGCGTTGGTCAACAAGCACTAACCTTGCGGGAGCTTCGCGGTTGGTAATGCAAGCTGACGGCAATCTAGTTGTCCTCCGCAATAGCGATAATGCTGTCATGTGGGCCAGTGGCACCGTGGGGTCCGGCGGCAACCGGCTTGTGCTGCAGACTGATGGTAACGCTGTGATTTACACCGCTGCCAACGTTGCTGTCTGGGCCACGGATACGGGCAACAACGGTGAGCCTGGCAACCCTGCAGTTGCGCTTCCATACGGCAGCTTCCCTGGCGTTGGATCGTATTTCTCGTGAGCTGGCGCCCTCAGGCACTTGAGCACGCCAAGCAGGAGGCCCCGCGCGAATCCTGCGGGCTGCTTGTCATCGTCAAGGGCAAGGAGGTTTACTATCCATGCCGGAATGATTCGCTCTTAACTGAGCAGTTCATCCTTAACGCAGGCGACTATGCCAGAGCAGAGGACATGGGTGAGATCCTCGCCGTTGTCCACAGTCATCCTGCGATGCCGGCGGTTCCCAGCGAGGCGGATTTGATTGGGTGTGAACAAAGTGGGCTGACCTGGCACATTGTCAATCCAAATAACGAAGAATGGTGCGAGTTTTCGCCCAGCGGCTACAAGGCCCCCCTCGTCGGCAGGCAGTGGGTCTGGGCAGTAACCGACTGCTGGGCGCTCGTTCGCGACTGGTACGCGGAGCACGGCGTCATCTTGCGCGACTGGCAGCGCCCATCGACGCCAAGCGATTTTGACGCTAGCCCTATGTTCGCAGACTGCTGGCAGCGCACCGGGTTTCGTGAGCTTGAGCCTGACGAAGAACTCAAATACGGGGATGGGCTGCTTATGGCCATTGGCGGCGACCAGTTAAACCATATCGCTGTTTACGTTGGCGATGGGCTTGTGCTTCACCACCTCAGGCCGCGACTTTCTTCCATTGATATGTATGGTGGCTGGCTACAGAAGTCAACTGGACTTCGGATGCGTCATTATGCTTATGCGAGCTTGTCTGCTGTGAAATGAGGGCAATTCGCCTCTACGGGCAACTGGCTCGATTTATCGGAAAACGCAAGCTGCAGGCAGAAGTGGCCAACGCTGCCGAGGCAGTGAGATTCCTGGTCGTCAACTTCCCCGGTCTTGACGCGCACATGGCAGAACGCCACTACAAAGTAGAAGTCGGCGATACAGCCATTGGAACCGAAGAACTGCACTTTCCCAGTAGCGACTTAGAGGAAATCAAAATCATTCCGGTCATTGCTGGTGCTGGCGTTGTTGGGCGAATCATTGCGGGAGTGGCACTGGTGGCGCTCTCGTTTATCCCAGGTATTGGCGCCCTTGGGGTGTCTCTGCTGTTTGGTGTTGGCGCCTCGCTTGTGCTCGGCGGCGTCGCTCAGTTGCTGACTCCTGTGCCAGTGGCGCCTAAGGGGGCCGACTCTGATCGAAACCCGCGCCGAAGTTACAGCTTTAGCGGGATTCAGAACGTCAGTCGGCAAGGCGTTCCCGTACCCATCTGCTATGGCGAGGCCCTTGTGGGCTCCGTTGTGATCTCGGCCGGTATTGACTTCGATCAGGTGGTGGCGTGAGCAGGATCATTGGCGCTGGCGGCGGCGGTGGCGGCGGCAAGGGCGGCGGCGGCGCAAAGCAGCGCACGCCTCGCACGACTCCTGACGGCCTGGATAGCAAGGCATACGCCAAGGTCATTGACCTCTTGGGCGAGGGCGAGATCCAGGGCCTCAAGAATGGCGCCAAGTCAATCTTCCTGAACAATACGCCACTCCAGGCCAGTGACGGCTCATTCAACTTTCAGAACTTCACCTGGGAGACCAGAACCGGCACGCAAGCTCAATCGCATGTTGCAGGGTTTGACGAGGCACTCAATGAACTGCTTGTCAATACCACGGTAACAAAGCCGACTCCAATCACCCGCACAATCACCCGTACTCAAGTTGATGCTGTACGCCTAACAATCACTGTTCCTCAGCTCCAGCGTATTGAAAACGATGGGGATATTCGCGGTGACGTTATTGATCTCCGAATTGAAACTAGGGCAAACGCCGGGGCGTGGGTAACGAAAATCACCGATACGATTCGTGGCCGCACAGGCGACCCCTACCAGCGCGCCTACTTGGTTCCGATTGCAGGCCCTTTCCCGGTTGATGTGCGCGTTACCCGCCTGACCGATGACAGCACGAATCCAAAGCTCGTCAATGCTTTCACGTGGACAAGTTATACCGAGATTACCTATGTAAAACTTGCGTACCCGAACAGTGCGCTCGTTGCCATGAGGGTAGACGCTGAGCAGTTCAATAGCATTCCCCAGCGCAGTTACCTGATTCGTGGCATTAAGGTCAGGATCCCAAACAATGCGACGGTAGACTCCACTACGGGGGCTTTGATCTACTCAGGCGTCTGGAGCGGCACCTTCGGTGCGGCCCAGTGGACTTCCGATCCGGCCTGGTGTCTATACGATCTTCTTACTAGCAAGCGGTACGGCTTTGGCGCCTTTCTCAATGATGCGGTGCTCGACAAATGGGCCTTCTATCAGGCGTCTGTGTACTGCAGCGCGCTTGACACGCGGCCAGGCGGCACCACAAATGACTATAACGCCACCACCGGCAGGCATGGCGTGGCGGATGGTCTCGGCAACTTTGAGCCCCGCTTTAGCTGCAACGTCAATATCCAGACAGCCGAAGAAGCATACAAGCTCGTCAATGATATGTGCTCGGTTTTCCGAGCAATGCCTTATTGGTCTGTTGGCGCATTGACGTTATCCCAGGACGCTCCGACTTCACCGACTTACCTCTTTAACCTGTCTAACGTTGAGTCGCCTGGGTTTAACTACAGTGGTAGTTCTCAGAAAACCCGCGCAACCGTTGCAGTCGTCAAATACTTCGACAACAATCTCAGGGACTACGCCTATGAAGTCGTAGAGGATCAGAAAGGCATTTCCAAGTATGGTGTCTTAACAAAGGAAGTTGAAGCGTTTGCTTGCACGAGTCGCGGTCAGGCCCGTCGCCTAGGTGAGTGGCTGGTCTACGCGGAACTCAACGAAACGGAAGTGGTCTCATTCGCTGCTTCCATTGAGGCTGGTGTCGTAGTGCGCCCTGGCCAGGTCATTTCTATCGCTGATCCGGCTCGATCTGGCGCTAGGAGGGGCGGGCGCATTTCATCGGCCACCACAACCGCGATCACAGTCGATGACGCTACCGGGCTGACGCTGGGCACCACGCCTCAGCTCAGCGTAATTCTCCCTACTGGAGCCCTGGAAACCAAAGCGGTTAGCAGCATTGTTGGCAGCGTCATCACAGTGTCTAGCGCGTTTTCCGCCACGCCCAACGCCAACGCACCCTGGCTATTCCAGAACACCACCATTGTCCCAACGACGTGGAGGGTGCTTTCGGTTCAAGAGCAAGATTCCTGCAAGTATGCAATTACCGCGCTTGAGTATGACAGCTCAAAGTATGCTTATGTTGAGCGGGGTGTTCCCCTGCAGAGTCAAGAGATCAGTGTTCTTAACCAAATCCCGCCTGCGCCAACAAACCTGTCATTCTCGGAAAGCCTTTACACCTACCAAAATGAGGTAAGGTCTAAGTTGTCGGCCGAGTGGCAGCCCGTCGAAGGCGTCGCAAGTTACCAAGTGCAGTGGCGAAAAGACAACGGTAACTGGAATATCGAGCAAGCTATTGGCCCTGTTTACGAGATCCTTGATGTTACGCCTGGTGTATTCGAGTTTCGTATCTACTCTCTGAATGCTGCTGATCTTGCATCTAGCACTTTCCTTTCCAGCTCGGTTACAGCCCTTGGCAAGACCGCTGCCCCGTCCAACGTCACGGGCTTTTTTGCCATCGTAGACCCCGAGATTGGCGTTACTCTCGTTTGGGACAAGTCGCCAGACCTTGACCTGCAGGGATATGAAATCTGGCAGGGCGTCTCCTGGGGCACTGGCACAGAAATCGGGCTATTCCAGACAACCTCGGCGAAGGTCGGGTTGCTGCCCTCTGGCACCGCAAGCTGGTGGATCAGGGCGCTTGACACTTCCGGCGCTTATTCAGCGTCAGCTACCCAAGCGACTGTCACGATCAGCGGCGCCGCAGCGCCAACGGTCACGGGAGCGTTCAGTGGCGGCGACATTGAGCTGCGCTGGACCGATTCGGCTGGCACCCTTGCCACGCAATCCTATGAGATCAGGTACGGCACAACCAGCTCCACCTGGGCGACGGCCACCGTTGCTGGTGCTGTTCAGGGAACTGTCTTTACAACCAAAGTCACCTGGGCCGGCACTCAACGCTGGTTTGTTGCCGCGATTGACCTTGTTGGAAACTACGGAACCGCCGGCCAGTGGGACGGCATCGTTGCATCGCCAACCCAGCCAACCATTACTCAGCAGGTAATTGACAATAACGTGCTGCTGCAATGGAATGATTGCACGCAAACGCTCCCCATTGACAGCTACGAGTTGCGTCGCGGCTCGACATGGGCAGGCGCAACGGTCGTCGGGACTAAGCAGGGCCGGTTCACCTCGGTTTTTGAGACGGTAGGCGGAACATTTACTTATTGGCTTGCCGGCATTGACTCGGCCGGCAACTATGGCACCCCTGGCTCGGTTTCGGCAGTCGTCAATCAGCCGCCGGACTATCAACTGCAGATGAATGCCAACAGCACATTCTCTGGTACGCGAACAAACGTCGCCCTTGAGAATGGCCGGCTAGTTGCCGCTGTGAGCACGACCGAAACCTGGCAGTCTCATTTCACCTCCCGTGGCTGGACAACGCTCCAGAACCAAGTGTCGGCCGGATTTGCCTATTACGGGATGCCATCGCAAACTACAGGCTCCTACGAGGAAACAATGGATCTCGGTAGCGTACTCGCGGGATCTAAGGTTACGGCTACCATCACAAGTCAAACAGTCGCGGGCGCCATCACAGTCACGCCGACTCTCAGTGTCCGCAAGCTGGTTACTGACGCCTGGACAAACTATGCCGGCGTTGATTCTGTATTTGCCACTGATTTCCGTTACATCAAAGTCCGCTATGACTTCGCCTCCGCTGGCGGCGATGATCTGTTTGTGATCTCAGCCCTTAACGTGCGAGTTGACGCCAAGCTGCGGAATGACTTCGGGACTGGAACTGCTAACTCGGCGGACTCGGGCGGCACTACTGTCACCTTCGGCGTTCCATTCGTTGACGTGCAATCTATCTCTGTCACGCCAGCAACAACGAGCGCGGTAATCGCTGTCTACGACTTTGTTGACGTTCCCAATCCGACTAGCTTTAAGGTGCTGCTGTTTAACAACTCCGGTACTCGGGTAAGCGGCAACTTTAGCTGGAGCGCAAGAGGCGTGTAATGGCAAACTGGAGCAACCCGGTTCTCACAAGCACCTACACCAACTTTGTCACCGAGGTAAAGGACCGCGACGTTGATCTCGCGCTTGGCTTTGATGGTGTTACGCCAACAAACCTGCCTACAGGGGCGATCCGCTGGAATAGCAGTATCAGCCGCTGGCAGAAGTGGTCTGGCACTGCCTGGGGGGAGCTGGCCACTACCTACGCGCTAACAACGATCACGGCGACAGGCACGGTCACTGGTACGGCGCTGATCCCGTCCTCTAGCACTGTCCCGACCAACGGCGTCTACCTGCCGGCGACGAACGCTGTCGGCATTGCCACAAACAGCACTGGCAGGGCCTATGTTGACGCCACGGGCCGCTTGCTCATTGGCGCAAGCTCGATCCTTTCTTCGCCACCAGGCTCTGCCACCTCACTACTGCAGATTCGCTCGACTGGTGATGATGCTGCGCTGATCTCGGGCGATAGCACAACTGGCCTCTCGATCAATGGCTACCTCACGTCGGCCACTGTCAAGAGTGTTCTCAACCTTAACGGCGCGAGGGGCAGCCTTGCCTCGCCTGTCACCATTGCCAGTGGTGACGTAATCTCGGCAATTAACATGCGAGGTTGGGGTGGAAGCTCTTTCCTCGTTGGCGCAGCGACATACGCGGTTGCGGATGGAGCTTTCAGCTCAACCTCAGCCCCTACTCGGCTTGTTTTCCTCACCACTCCCTCTGGGAGCACAAGTCCGCTTGAAAGAATGCGGATTGAGGCTAGTGGCCGGATTCTGATTGGCCAGACCACAACTGCCTCCCCTGGATTTGGCAATACGACAACGGGCGTCGGTATTGAGCCGGACAATGGCGCACTCTTTCTTTCTCGTGCAGATGGCAACTTTGTCCTATCCCTTAACAGCAACCTTACTTCTGCTAGTACCGCAACGCATGTCAAAATCCACCGCTCTGGTGTTGAAGTAGGCTCAATTTCGTCTGCGGCTGGCATTACCAGCTATGTCACGACTTCTGACTACCGCCTTAAGGAGAATATCGTTCCCCTAGGTGGTGCCATTGATAGGGTAAAAACCTTAAGCCCGTGTCGATACAACTTTATCTCAGCGCCTTCCGCCACGGTTGACGGCTTTCTTGCGCACGAGGTTCACAATGTTGTCCCCGAAGCGGTAGTTGGCGCGAAGGATGCGGTCGATCTGTCGAATAATCCTGTTTATCAGGGTATTGACCCTTCCAAGCTCGTTCCGCTCCTGACTGCTGCGCTAAAGGAAGCCGTCGCGCGCATTGAACAGCTTGAGGCTGATGTTGCCTCTCTCATGCCTTAGCGGGCTTAGCCTTTCCTATGCGCAGTGCCCTCCTGATTGGTTCAGCTTCTGTGCTGGCCGTTGTCGCTGGTGCGATCTACATAGTTGATTGCCGTAGTTGGGCAAAAACGCAGGATGAGACCACTGGCTGCTATCTGACCGGCCTCCCGATTATGGGCATTGGCGCCGCCGGTCAGGGTGGCTTCCGCGCAGGCTTCAACACTTACAACCCCGCCCTCAGGAAAGACGATGAGTATGTGGTTGGTCCGCCTCGCGCGGCTGATAGCGAGACTGGCGCTGCCCCGCCAACTCCGCAGCGATCTGGCAAGGGTTTTCGACCCGATTGACCAGCGCGTGCCGATGCTGCTGGCAAGTGGCGCGCAGCTCGATACGGTCAGAAGTGAAGTTGCCTGGGCCCTCGCGGAGCGGCTCACCGACTCAATCAAGCCTGGTTACATCGAAGCCGCGATGTTGCTCTACGACCCCCTGCAGGCTGCTCTTAAGAACAAGCGATGACCAACGCCAGTGTTCGCGCAGCCGCGCAGGAGATCGCCAAGCGTGGCGCGCTGACACCCCATCAGCTATCTGCGTTCAGTCAGCTTGACGAGCTGTTGACTGATTCTCAGCGCCAGGCGTTCACCGAGCTTTGGCGCGCAGAGGGATCGCCTGCTGCGGACGCAGATCCGACGTGGATGGCGCCTGCTCTCAAGGTCATCCGCGAGCATGAGGGGCTGGCTACGACCAGTTATCGCGACCCGGTTGGTTTATGGACAATCGGATATGGCCTAACCCGTCTCAATGGCGGCCCGGTGCGCGAGGGTGACACGATCACCAAAGCACAAGCCGAACAGCTTCTACGGCGCGAACTGCTCGATCTGTTTGCGCCTGGGCTGTTCACACTGCTGCCCATGGCGAAGAAGTGGAAGCCGAATCAACAGGCAGCATTGTTGAGCTTTGCCTTCAATACTGGCTTGGGTGCATTAGAAGATAGTACGCTGAGAAAGCGACTCTTGGCAGGCGAGGATCCTGTCCTCGTTGTCAACGGTGAACTGCCGCGATGGAAGCACGCCGGGGAGGCGGTACTTGCGGGCCTAGAGCGGCGCAGGGCGGCAGAGGTGGCGCTTTTCATGGGTGGCGCTTCTGCAAACTCAGTGCTGCTCAAGGTGCCATACTTCTCTCAGCTCGACAACAAGAGCGGCGAGGGGGCGCGTGAATGCGCCAGTTCATCGTGCGCGATGGTGGCCGCGTTCTTCGGCAAGATAACTGGCGGCGATGACGAATACAACAAGCTGCGCGCCAAGTGGGGCGACACCACGGATATTCAAGCGCACGTAAAAACCTTGCGGGCGCTAGGGCTCGATGCTCGATTCAGGACTGACGCAACTCCGGTGATGCTGGAGACTGAGCTTCGCGCGGGGCGGCCTATTGCTGTTGGCTGGCTGCACAAAGGTTCGGCATCGGCCGCCTCGGGCGGGGGCCACTGGAGCGTGGCGATTGGGTATAGCTCATCGCACTGGATTCATAACGATCCGTATGGTGAGGCCGACATGGTGAAAGGTGGTTACATCAATCATTCCGGCGGCAAAGGAGTTGCCTACAGCCGCAAGAACTGGAATCGCAGGTGGATGCCTGACGGTAAAGGATGGGCGATATTCTGTCAGCCGCTTGCCTAGAAGGGGCACTTTCCGCTTAGCTCAAGTGCCATCTGCCACGATTCCCATTCGCGATGGGATAGTTTGTGGTCTCCAGCTTCTAGGGCGTTCAGGCTGCGCTCATACGCGCAAAGTCCTACCTCAATCCAATCTATGCTTTGCTCGGGTTGATTCGGGATCCTCTCCCTCGGCTTCGGTCGGGGGTCTTTCATGTTCCAGGCTCTCCGATTCTCCCTCCGTCAAGATCGCGCATCACCGGCAGTGACCGGCGGCCGAGCTGACGGCAATACCAGACTACGGGCAGCGATACGCCACTTGAGGCGGCCAACTGTTGCAGCATCGCCTCAGCTTGCCAGAGCTGCGGATGGGCGACCGACAATGACTCGTAGCTAAGTTCGTAGCACGGCTGACCGTTCTCACCCGGCACGATTTCGTAGGTCGGCATATCCATCAGTTCACACTCCGAGTCGGCCTCCTGGGCGCCACCGGCTTGGCCACTGCGTCGAGATCAGCCGCAAGCCTGAACAGCAGCCGGTTGTCATGCACATCAGTGGCCTGGGCCGCCGTGTATCGCGCGTGATCGGCCACGGCCTGCAGGATCGCCGCGACGCCGCTGTGGGTGCTTGTGGCGTAACCCACGGCGTCATCCGCCCGCTTGGCGTGGAGCTGGGCGAGATCGTCAAGATCCATGACAACGGCGCTGCATTTCGGCGATGCGGCCAGGAACGAGGTGCTCGCTTGAAACCGTGCTGGTGAACACGCCAACGGTGATGCGGATGCAGCCGTCAGGCAGGCGCGTGATTTGCGGCACAAGCATTGCGGCGCAGTGCATTCGATCAAGTATAGTCCGCTGTTACCCAACCCGAGGGCTTGTGCGACACGGCCTATAGTCGCCCGAATGGACGCACTAACCATTGGATACAGCCGTGTCAGCACCGCATCGGGCGAGCAGCTCAGCGCGTTACAGCGGCAGGTTTCGCGCCTAGAGGCCGCCGGCTGCGACCTGATTCTGCAGGACGTGGAATCCGGCCTCAACCAGCGCCGGCCCCAGTACCAGCAGCTTCGGCGCCTGGTAAAGGATGGGCGGGTGGCCCTGGTGCTCGTCACGGCGATCTCGCGCCTGGGCAGGAACGCGGCCGAGAGCGACGCATTCGTGGCCCTGTGCGACGAGCGGGGCGTGGCCTGCCGCTCCCTCTCCGAAGGCCAGCTCACCATGGCAACCCCCGAGGATCTGCTGCTGACGCGGCTCCGGGGCAGTCTCAGCCAGGGGGAGTCCATGCGCCTGAGTCAGCGCGTCAAGGCCGGGCTTGCGGAGGGGCGTCGGCATGGACGGCCCATGCGGAAACCGTGCTGGGGCTACCGACTGGCTGCTGATCGGTCGCGGATGGAGCCCGACCCCGAGCAGTGGCCGAGGGCGCAGGCGTTTCTGGAGAAGCTGCGAGGCAACAGCTGGCGGATGCTGCCGACCCTGCGCGAGAGTCCCGGCCTGTCGCCGTTCAAGTCATGCCGGGGCGTCCGGGCCTGGTTGCTGAATCCGACAATCCGTGGCGGGATTGGCTACGGGCAGCGGGCGAATCACGTGTTCGATCAGATCACGTGGAGCCGGCACCCTGCGCTACTCAGTCACGCTGAGTTCACGGAAATGGAGCGCGTCATTGCGCACAACCGAAAGCTCTGGGGGCACAACTACGGAACCATCCCCAGGATCCTGACCGGGTTGTGCGAGTGCGAGGAGTGCGGGTCGCGAATGTGCTACATCGCGGGCCGCACTCACCCTTCGCTCAAGTGTCGCGGCGAAGGGTGCAGTCAGCTCTACCGAAGCACGCGCGAAAGCGTGATCGTTTCTTATGTATGCGACCACTTGACCGTCGCCGCGGCTGAGCGATTAGCAGCGACGGTCAATCAGTCAGAGAGCGCGGAAGCGGCCGAGCTACGCCGACAGATCGTGCAGCTTGAGGCGATGGGTGACCCAGAACTGGCCGCCGCCATCGCCGTCAAGCGGCAGCGGCTGGAGTCGGTACTAGCCGCGCCGATGGCCGATTCTGCGTTGATCGAGAAGCTGCGCGACCGCCGGTGGCTTGACCTGGCAACCGCCGATGAACTGCGCCTGATCCTGCAGCAGACCGTGGCAAGGGTTGTGATTGCCAAACAGGTGCCGGTGGCCATTCGTTTGCGGCTTTAGCGGCGTCGTAACGCTCAATGACGGTGAGGATGGTTTCGGCGAGGGTCATGCTTGCGAGGCCAGTTGAAGAACCCTTGCGAGGGGGATTGCTGCTACTTGGGGCACCACGGCATTGCCTAGCGCCTTCAGGCGGTTGAGGCTCTGCGGTCTGTTGCCCAGTGATGCTTCAGGTGACATGAAGCGCATAAAGGCTGCATGTTCTCCAAGGCCATGTTCCATGGGTCGCCGTCTATGTGGTGAATGTGAATCTGGTGATTGGTGCCGCACTCGCCGCATGTCAAAGGCATCCCTGCATTGATGTAGCGGCGACGACTGGCTGACCTCGCTCCACTTTCTCCGGTGTGTTCTCCGGGCCGTTTACTTGTTGCGCATCCTTCGCGGCAGAAACGGCGGTTCAGGAAGCGCGTGAGATCCTCAAGCCTGCCTCCGTAGCGACGCCTCTCAAACGTTTGCCCGCAGAACTGGCAGACCCTCGGCCCCGCGTCTACTGCTCTTCTTCCCATAGCCGCTTAACCCTTGCAAGTGGAATAGCTGCACACTGAGGAACGATTGTGTTGCCTAATGCCTTAAGTCTGTCCACCCTATTGGATAACCTTGCATCTCCTCTACGAAGGACGGGTTCAGATAGGTAGCCTCGCCAGTCTGGGGAGAGACGGTGTGAATTTCGCGGCCAAGTAGGCCGTTGCTGGGGACGTTCGCACAGGCTTGCGCTGAACCGTCCTTCCAGTCTCTGGTGGTCGACGTGGGCAGCATCCGGCCAATGACCGTCTCCAGATTTGGGAAACGCTCCCCTTTGAGGTTGCCCCTGCTGTTCACTGGTGTTGCCATGGCCGAACATGCTCGTGGCGTAGGCAGCATCCAGTCTTCCGTGTTGCTCAGTCCACGCTGTTTGCTGTTTCTCCCTCTCCGCCTGGTGTCGTGCGTCGTTGGCGTAGGCAACGCACCACCAGCGATCACGCCGGTGGCAGGCGCCCACATCTGATGCGCGTATGCACGCCCACTCCGCGTCATACCCTGCCTCGGCCAGCTCTCCGAGAACGGTGTCCAGTCCGTTAGAAAGGATCGCTGATACGTTTTCCAAGACAACGAATCTTGGTCGTACCAAGCAAACGACTCGCATGAGTTCATAAAACAGCCCTGATCGTGTGCCTTGTTTGATTCCCGCGCCCTTGCCAGCCCTTGATATGTCCTGACAAGGGAATCCGCCGCAGATAACATCGGCTATGCCCTGAGCAGGATTGTAAGTGCAAATGTCATCGTGAATAGGGACAGTAGGCCAGTGCTTACAGAGAACTTTTTGGCAGAAGGGGTCGCGCTCTACAAATTGCACGGTCTGGAACCCGCCGACTAGGTGCTCGGCAGCGTAGGAGAAGCCGCCAATCCCAGAAAATGTATCGAGCAAGCGGAGCGTCATCCCAGAACCTGCGCCTCCAGCTCCTCAAGGCTGCCGTCGTTGATGATTACGCGGTCGAACGTGCGGCCGGCGAGCGCATTCTCGGATTTGTGACCTGTTTTGTCGTAGAAGCCTGGGCGCACAACCGACCACACTTCGCCGCCGAGATCGCGGATGGCATCCATTTCCTCGCCGAAGCGGACATCATCTGCGACGACGTGCTCGCATTCGGTGGCGCGGAAAATCCAGAGATTCACCCACAGCAACGGGTGAATCTGATCGCGCCCGAACTCTGAGCCCAGGCGCTGCAGCAGCGCGCGTCCGGTGGGCCAGCCGCTCAGGCGCGTCAGGGACTCGTGCTTGTCGCGGTAGAGCAGTCGTTGGGCTTCATCCTCGCGGTAGCCGGCGCAGATCAGCAGCTCGGTCGCCATCCGCTTGAGGGGCTCGGCAAATGAAACAATGGTGTGATCTGCTAGCAGTTGCGCCACGGTGGTCTTTCCGCTCCCTGGCGCGGGGCTCCACAGTCCGATGATCTTGGGCAGGGTCATTTGTGATCTGGCAATGGGGAGCGGCCCCCTCGCGGAGGCCGCAGTGAGCAGCGCGATCAGGCGGCGGCGGCTTCGGTCTCGGTCTCGGGCTCCAGGGGGATCAGCTTGTAGCCGCCGTCCTCCAGTTCCTCAATCTCGAACTCGTCGCCAGGCACGAACTCCTGCTTGATGGTGTACGCCTTGCCGATGATGAGGTTGCCGCTGGCCTGAACGCGGGCCAAGAAGCTCAGCTCGCGGCCGGGGCGGTTGGATTGAGCGGGAGCCAGGGCCAGGCCCTTCGCCTCCAGCAGCGCCTCGTAGAAAGCGGAGTAGAGAACGCGCTCGGTGCCGTCTTTCTTGGTGCTGGTGTAGCCAGTCTCACGGGCGAGAACGTCCTTCGGGGTGTCCTCGGCGAACTCGCTGATCTTGCTGAGCAGATCCTTTCCGGTCAGTTGAGCCATGTCCTGTATTGAATGGGATGGACTGTCGAATGATAGCCCTGTTTGCTCGCGAGTGCAAGCCTACAGATCGAAAAGGCTGGTCTGCGATGCGCCAGCTGGCGTAGCCACGGGTGCGGGGGCCGGCTGTGGCGTCCCCCGAGTGAGCAGGGTGCGGCAGCGACGCAGCGAGCGCGCTTCGATCTCCTGCAGGACAACCCGGCTTTTGCCCAGGCGCTCTTGCAGGTCAGACCAACGCTCAGGGTGCGGGCCATGCCGCGCCAGCAGAACCTCACGCGCCAGGGGTGACAGCGCCTCGGCAACGATGGCCTCCAGTCGCTCGGCCTGATGGCTGGCGTCCAGTTCCTCAAGGCGCTCGTCAAGGGTCAGCGCGGCAGGGTCGGCGATGAACTCGCCCCTGGTGGCCTCGCCGTCACCGGCCTGGCCCACGGGCTCGTCAAGGCTGCCGACGAACTGTGTTCGGCGGATGGCCTCTAGCAGCACGTCAAGAGGCACGTCGAGTCTCACCGCGATCTCGTCAGGCGACGGGTTGCGCCCCAGCTCGCGAGTGAGTTCTTCCCGTGCGCGGCTGATTTTGATGAGCTGGTTGTGAATTGGCAATGGCAACCGGATCAGGAAGTCATCCCACTGGATTGCGTGCTGAATCGCCTGGCGGATCCACCAGTAGGCATAGGTCGAGAACTTGTAGCCCTTGCTCGGGTCGAACTTCTCCACGGCGCGGGCCAGGCCCACGTTGCCCTCCTGGATCAAGTCGGCTAGGTCGAGACTGCGACGATGCTGGCGGTAGCGTTTGGCCACGTCCACCACCAGGCGCAGGTTCGCCTCAATGAATCTCTCCCTGGCGCGCAAGCCGCGTTTGATTTCGCGCTGCTCGTCAGGGGTGGGCGTGTAACCTGACGCATCCCGCGCCTTGAGTTCCTGCAGGCGCGCAATCAGCCGGCCCAGCTTGATTTCATCCTCGGCAGTCAGCAGGGGATACCGACTGAGCCGATCCAAGTAGGCGCGAAGGGCGGGATCCTGGCTGCTCATGCTGCCCCCTTCATCGTCAGTATCCGCCGCAGCTTGCGCTCGGCAGTGGCGATGCGCGAGGAAACGGCCTGATGACTGATGCCATGGGTGCGAGCCAGCGCCCGAATAGTGGGCTGCTCTGAGCCGTCAAGGCCATAGCGGGCCTCAATCAGGGTGCGTTCTTCGTCGCTGAGCGAGTTGATGGCACTGCGAAGAAAGTCGTAGTCGCTGACGGATGGCTGGCTGTTTTCGTCAGGGATATTGCTGATCCAGCTGTTATCGTTTTCAATGTGAGAGGCGTCAAGTGACGAGACCTTGCGGCACGCTAGGGCAAGCACCTGATAGTCCTCTAGCTTGACTTCGGCCCTCTCGGCGACCTCGGCTGCCCTGACGACCCTTCCCTCATGCGAGATCGCTTCTGCGGCGCGCTTGATCTTGCGCCACCGCTCCACCTGATGCTGTGGCGTGCGAATGAGCCTGTCGGCTTGATCCAATTCGCGAACCATGGCCTGACGGATCCACCATGAGGCATAGGTCGAGAACTTGTAGCCGCGCTCAGGGTCGAACAGTTCAACGGCGCGGCGCAGGCCGATGATTCCAACCTGAACGAAATCGTCAATCTCAAGAAACTCGGCGCGGTTTGCATACGGCTTGGCAAGGCTGACAACCAGGCGAAGATTGCAGTTCACCATGCGATCTGCGGCGGATCTCGACTTGCGCAAGATCGCACGCTCGCGAGGGGTGGGCTTGCGGTCGCCCAGTTGCTCGGTCAGCTCTGCGCCCGCCTTGTAGAGCCTGCTTAGCTCAATTTCTTCTACAGCGGTCAGCAGGGGCCATCGCCCGAGCTGATTCATAAACCAGTCAAAGCCGTTGCTGCGCATTAGAAAGCATCATTGCGAGGATGAGGCCGCGATGGGCTTGGGCGTAGTCGATAATCATTGGGGCTATCTGCTGCGCTTGTTCGTGGTTGGCATCGCGCACCATGCGGCGCCACTGGTCAAAGCGGAGTTGCTCGTGAAGTGGAAGATCCATTGCATGATGCGCGAATGGCTAGAAGCTCAGACTAAAAAGGAACTTCTTCGTCGCTAGGCTCGCCGCCGCCCCACTGATTCTGGGGCTGTGGGCGCGACTGGGATCCGCCTTGCTGGCCCTGATTGTCAGATTTGCTGCCTAGGAGGCGCAGATCATTGGCAACCAACTTGAGCTGCTTGCGCTCCTCGCCAGTGGTGCGGTCGGTCCACACGTCAAGGTCAATTTCGCCGCTGACGCCAATGAGGCCGCCCTTCTTCACGTAGTCGGCGGCAACCTGGGCCGGCTTGCCCCATATCTCAACCTTCACCCAAAGCGGTTCGGCATCGCGCTTGCGGCGATTAACGGCAATGGTGAAGTTTGTGACTATCTTGCCGTTTTCGAGATAACGGGCTTCGGCGTCACGGCCAGCGCGGCCGACAAGGCTTGCGTTGTTCATTGAAGATCAGGCAGATTGATGAGAGGGTGAGTGCGGAGCAACTTGTGAATCGCCCCGCTCAGGGATAGGTTCTGAGCAGTGGCGTAGGCCCTGACGGCATCGGCACAGTCGAGCCACAGATGGGTGGAGGCCGCGAGTGAATCGCGGCGGGGCGGTCTATACGGCTGTGCCATCGGTCCATGCAAGGGGATAGCGCGAAGCAGTGCAGTGCAGCTCAACTTCGCGTAGCTGGGCACCAGTCAGGTCTAAGCCGTGGATTTGTCGAACCCGGCTGGCTGCAACCCGCAGATCACTCCACAGTTGCGCCCAGCTCGGTAGTTGCGTCCAGTTCAGGTCCGTCGTCAGATAGCCCAGGCCGGGGTGATACAGGGCCCATCGGCGGGTAGTCACAGAGGCCCTTGACTGCCACAAGGGCGTCCATGAGCCTGGCGTGATAGGCGCAAACGTCCCCGTAGGCGGTGAATCGAGCTTCTCGGACAGCCGAGAAATAGCTGTCAGTACGCTCGTCGGTTGTTGCAGTGAGGGCGGCGCTGAGGTGCGAGAGCGCTTGATTGAGGTGCTCATTGGCCAGCGAGAGATTCGGTGATGTAATCGGCATGTTCCTGGGAGGTGATTGCGTTGGCGATGGTTACTCCTGGCCTGGTCTCAAAGCGTTTGGCGAACGCGCTGAGAGCAGCGGCCTGTTGTTCGGTGGGCAGAGACTCGATCTGTTTCAGCAGCGCTCGTTTCGCGGCCAGGGTGAGCGGCTTCGGGGGCTCAGGCGCTTCCGGCGCGGGATCCGTGTCGGTCGGGTCGGGCTGCTCGGCCGGCTCGGGGGCCTCGGGCAGTGGTGACTGCTCGCCCTCGGGAGCGCGAGCAAGCTCGGTCGAGCGGGAGTCGATGGCGGCGCTGATTTTGGAGAACTCGGCGGGGGTGAGCTTGCCGGCCTCGGTGAGCTGGGTTGCGCGAGCCATGACCGCCTCAAGCTCGGCGGTCGCAGTCGCGGCTTCGACCTTGGCCAGGGCCGCCTGGAGGGTGGCGCTGATTACCGGCTTGAGGGTTTGCACGAGCTTTCGCTTGCGGGGAGGCGTCCATTCGCAGCGGATTTCCTCGTCAATGTCGGGCGACCCCCAAACACGAATGCAAGGCTCATCCTTCCGCGTAGGCAGCGGCATGATCGTGGTCGTGCCATACAAAGTGACACGTTTGCCAATCCATTCCGTTACCTGAGGGCCAAACATCGCCTTGATCGCAACGGCGTTGACTTTGGCCAACACCAGCGGGTGCGGGGTTTCCGCGAACGACATAACGATCTTGGGCTCGGGGCCTTTCTCGCCCTCAAGTTCCTCGCGAGCAATATCCTTGATCGTGAAGGTAGCGGGCTGACCGTTAAACAGGCCAGCTTTCAGGAATCGACCGGGGTAGAGTTCGTCAAATGATTGGAATGCTGTCATAGCCCCTCCAGGCCAAGATCGGACAGTTCGGTGTCATCATCGGCAGCGGTCAGGTTGGCGTACCTGGGCGGGCTGATGGTGACTTCACCGTGGGATGGCCAGATTCCGCTCTCGCGGCACTCCAGAATGCGCTCGATTGCGTCGCGGCGGCGATCAAGGCCCATGGCGAGATAGTCGTCATCGGCCCAAATTAGAGCGCAATCATGGGGCCATTCCCATTCGTAGACGATAAATCCCATCTTCTCCGGGGGGCGCCCGTTGCGATCCTCGTAGCCGAGTGAATAGTGGGCAATCTGTATGTCATAGCCCAGCTTGTATGCCTGGGCCGCGAAGGTGCGGGGTGTGGCGCTGGCCCCTTTCTTGAGGTCGATCAGGTACTCGTTCTCAAGGTCTGGCTTGTAGCGGCAGGGAGCCTGGTGTTCGGCGTCTACCCAGAAATGCGGCTCTTGCGAGATTCGCGGTAGCTCAAGCAGTGGGCCAATCAACGGGTCGAGGTGTAGGGTCTCTACAATCCGCCATGCGTTGTCCAGCCACGCCTTTGTAATCGGCTCGCGGCCTTGCGCTTGGTCGTCAAAATCGCGCCAGAACTCTATGGCCTCCACGGTCGCGGGGGCCGGTTTTTTCGCGTTCAGTTGCGCACTGGTAGGGCGCTTGGGAGCACAAGCAGGCTGCTCCACGTAGCGAAGCCCAAAGCTGTCAGGCTCCGTGATGAGGCAATCCACCAGGGAACCCTGGCGCATGGGCTCGGTAGGAAGAAAGGGTTTGCGAGCCGGATCCTCGTGCTTGGCCCAGTAGCGCCGGCTTGTGCCGGTAGCCATGGCCTTGATTTTTGTGGCGCTGAGCGCCGGGTGAGCGTGGTAGTCCTGATCCAGCACCGTCTGGCCGTGTGGGGCGAGCCCATGATGCCATTAGCGTTCGCGAACGTCAAGGCTTTTCCCACCGGCTCAGCAGCAGATCGACCAGGGTTGCGGTTTCGGCCTCGTCTGGGCCGAACTCGGCAAACCCAAACAGCACTTCCTCCACGCGGTCGCGGGTCTGTCGGGGGTGCCGTGGCTGCAGGGACAGGAGGTAGTCGAGAGCGGCGCGGGGGCTCAGGCCGCCCTCTGTGCGGAGCTTCTGGAAACGCTCGCGCAGGATGGCGGTCTCAGGCGGGGGAGGCTCGGTCATCAGCTCGGCCGGCGGACTGATGAACCCAGTGAACGCGGCGAAGAAATCGGCCCCATCCCAGGCGCTGCCGTCCTCGTGCGTGATCGGCGTCGCCCCGTACACGCGGTCGCGGAGGATGCGCTCACGGATCACCCCTCGGTCGGGCTTGGCAAGGGCCTGGTTGGCGATCCCGAGCGCAAGGAAAGTGGAGGGAATGGTTCTCTCGTTTTTGCATAGCTCCAGGCCGGTGACAACCGAGTTGACCAGGGGGATCGGCAGCACCTCGGGGCAGGCTGCGGCCCAGTCCTCCCAGGTGCGGCCAGACCAGCCCTGGCGCTTTCGCCATCGTTTGAGCATCTGCCCGAATTGGATGCGTGAACGCTTGAGGTTTTCGAGTGCGGATTCGCTTTCCATGGCGCATGGTATTGGTTGCGTCCGATCAGCATACACGCTTGCTACCGCATACGCCCCGTATCAATTTTCTTTATATTTACCCTTGCTTAGGTAAGCGTGGCAATCCGTTGCTGCGGTCATGCCGTCGTCAGGATCGCGAAAACCCAGCAGGCATCGGCGTTCCCACTGGAGGCAGTTCTGGCAATACCTCAGTCGGCCCTGCCTTCGGGGTAGCTCAGGGCGGATATTACGATGTGTTCTGCCACGTCTAATGTTGTTGATGGTTTGCCGAGAAGTGTAAAACTTGCGCGCAACGGCAGCGTCTGACTCCCCGCTCAGAAGGATCAGCTCTATGTCGGCGTCACTCAGGCTGTAGCGTTCCAAGCAGTTTTCGCGCCTCGGGGACGGACGTTGCCACGCCGGCAAGACCGCCCATGCCGCGAACCATCGCCTGAAACCGTTGCTGCTGCTCGGTGGGCCTCATGCCAGGGCGCTTGATCTCCAGCGCGACAAACTGGCCGATTTCTTGCCCGACCATCTGCGGCGTGATGCGGACGCGGCGCAGGCCGATCAGGTCGCTGCCGCCAGGGTTTCCCACGCCGTAGCGAACGAACGTGCCGGTAGGCGATTTGTAGCTGCCGCAGTTGTTTCGCAGTAGCCGCACATCGCCGATGGAGCACTCAAGCAAGATGTTTTGTTGAATTGCCTGTTCTGATTGAGGCAATGAAGCGATTACGGCTCCGTATAGCTTAGGGACTGCTCTCTGAACAGTTCTGTTACCGCAGGCCAGTGGGGCTCCATGTCCTCGTGAGTCGTATCCCCCATCACCGATACTTGCAGGGTGAAGTCCTCAATAAAACGTGTGGCTTCTGCAAACCCAAGGCCGTGATACTCGTCTGCTGTCATCTTCGCTGACAGCTCCAGGCCGACCCAGCCCTGTAGTATGTCAGTGCCAAGCAGATCCTCGCGGAGCTGAAACTGGCGGCAGAGGCAGACGTTGGCTTCGGTTTCGACAACGCACCAGTTCGACCAGGCGACGGCGATGGAGGTCATCGGCGCTGCCTCGCTGCGTAGATGTGACGCGCCCAGCCAGGCTTATATCCGCGCTGCTTCTCAATGGCCAGCAGTTCCTCGTAGCTACTCGCCCCCGCAGACGGGCGGCGGGGCTTGTGCGTGGTGGGGACTAGCTCGCTGAGCGGTGCAACATGGCGCATGTCGTAGTGATTACCGCGACCCCGAGCCAAGGCTAGGGCTGCTGTTTTCGTGTCACTGAGGCTTACCTGATCGAGGCGTGGATGGCTGGCAATATACCAAACCTTGCCGCGCCATTGAACAGTGTCACCAGGGCGCAGGCCCTTTGGCGCGAGTTCCTGCAGTTCACCGGCAACCTGGGCGATTTCGGCCGCTGTCTGCACCGGGAACTCGTGACCGCACTCGCAGCAGTGCGTCGCCACGCTCGGATTGGCGGCGTAGCAGTTGACGCACACGCGGACGCTGGGAGCGTCAGAGCTGCGCTTCGGCTTGCCCTCCAGGGACCATTCGCGGTGGTCGGTGTGGAACCCGTGGCGCAGCGCGTTACCAACGTGGTCAATGATGACTGCCGTCTGCTTCCCTGGCGAAGGGCGCAGGCACCGTCCCACCATCTGTAGATACCAGCCGACTGACATGGTGGGTCGAAGCATGATGCAGCCGTTGACGCTTGGCACGTCTACGCCTTCCCCGACGAGGCTTGCGCTGGTGAGCACCTTGATGGCGCCACTTCCTAGGTCATCCAACAACCCGCGCCGCGTTTCGGTGTCCATGCGACCGTCGATGCTCGCTGCGACGATGCCGGCCTCGTTGAACGCAGCGGCAGTGCTTTCGGCGTGCTTAATCGAGCAGCAGAACGCAATCGCGGTGCCACCGGGGAGAAATCGGCGGTAGTGCTCAATCACGTCGCCCATCACGGCGGCCTTGCCCATTTGCGCGGCGGCTTCATCCATGCGGTAGTCGCCGCCGAGCGTGTGTAGCTTGCCCGCGTCTACCTGGCACGGTGGCGCGTAATACTTCGCTGGCGCCAGGAATCCGTTCTCGGTTAGCCACACCGGATCCGGCCCGTGAACCATGGAGTCGTAATACTCACCTAGGCCGCGACCATCGGTACGGATCGGCGTTGCAGAAACCCCAAGAAGTTTGGCGCTGGAGAAGTGATTGATTACCTTCTCCCACGTTCCGGCGTTGCTGTGATGGCATTCGTCAACAATTAGGAGGCGGAAATAGTCAGCGGGCAGGGTATCAAGCCGCCTAGCAAGTGTTTGCACGGAGGCAACATGCACCATTGCATCCATGGTGACGGCCGAGCCTGCGCTGATCCTTGCGTGCTCAACTCCGAGACTGACAAGGCTTCCGCTGGCTTGATCCAGCAGTTCGCGGCGATGCACAAGAATGCACGTGCGATTGCCGCGTTCGGCTGCTCGCTGGGCGATGTGGCTGAATGTCACGGTCTTGCCTCCGCCCGTACTCAGGCAGAACACGACCGATTTCTTGCCGCTTTTGTATTCGTCGGCGATCTTCGCGACGGAGCTGGACTGATACGCCCGGAGGGTGACAGTCACACCAGCACCCCCTCCACCGCCCGCCGAAGCGCGTCGCGGTCACGGATGCCAGGGATAACAGCATCGGGCACGAACCCTAAGCCCTCGGGAGCGCCAATCCCCGGCGCTAGCACGAGCCAGATCGCCGTGTTTTCGCGCGTGTGGAGGATGGCGCGTTCGCTGGCGGTCTCCAGATCCTCTACGACAACGCCGGGGTAGTCAGCGGCCATGTGGCACCAGGCGTCGAGCCAGAGATCGCGGTGAACGGAGCCCCGGCCCCAGTCGTCGCGCAGGGTGCCGAGCAGATACCGGGGTGTTGGCTGGCCAGGGACCAGATCGAGTGGCGCGTTCTGCAGCGCGCCCAGGCGGCTGTTCACCTCCGATGCGCTGTAGCCGTAGCCCAGCAGCAGGCGCTCCAGCATGGCGCGGACGGGACTGGCGAATGGGAGGATTTTGTAACCGCGAAACTCGCTCAGGTATTCCGCGATTTCGGTGCGGGGGCCGGGGCCGGTTAGGGCGATGGTGGTGGGGTGGGTCATGGCCTAATCGTGCGCACTGCGAACCTGAGTGCCATCGCTGGTGATAGGCCGTTGCGCAGGTGCAAGAAAAAGACAAGCGGACACCTGACTAGGCGTGATAGCCACGGGCGACGCTTAAGTGGTATGGGCACGGTGTATTTGTCGCTGAGCCAAACAAGTTCCCTCCATCCTTCGGGCGTAAAGACCGGAATCGTGACAGCTTCTCCTTCGATTACAAAGTAGCGGTGATGGCTGCTAAATGGTCGCTGTACCTTGGCGCAATCTTCAATGGTCAGACTGTCTGGGTCAAACCGGAGGAGGTAGGTCATGCAATCCCAGCCTCCTCGGCGTCGTAGCGGGCGAAGCGTTCGGCAGCGATTTTGATGGCGTGGTTCTCGTCGCGGGCGTACACGTAAACACACACGGCCGCAGGGTATTCACAAACGCTGTGAAAATCTGTCACATCGGAAGGCATGCGCCTTAGTGCCCATATTGTTCCTGTTTTCTTGAATCGAGAACATGAATAAGTGCTCATCCCTTGGGGCGGCTCAGGAAACTCTGGATTCAGCGGTAACTCCTCAATCTCGGCGACGAATCCCAGTCCCGAGTAAGCAAACAGTTGCTTCTCGGCAAGCTCCCTAGTTGTGAATACGGAGTGAACCGTGTAGTCGCTGTATTCACCAGAAACAATGGCGTAGGCAGTGTCAGTCATGGCATCACTTAGCGTATTTGACCTTGCGCAGGCTGGGGGACCGGCCTGCAATGTAGAGGGAGCCGGGTTCGCGGAGCATCAGGCCCTCGCCACCCAGCGAATGCACGGCACTGAGCAGGCCTAGCATGTGATCGACGCTCTCCAGCTTGACCGCTATCGCAAACGTAGCGCGGGCAGGGAGGCTGAGACGGGTGAGCTGGGCATACCTTTGCCCCCACGTCAAGCCGGGGTACGGGAAATCAAACACCTTCACGTGCATGGTGTCGGTGAAGCGACCCCAGCGGGCGGCGGTGGCGCAGCGGCGCTCGGCAGGGATGCCGTTGCCGTCGAACAGCTCGCAATCCAAGGCAATGCCGCGCGGGAGCTGCCATTCTGGTGCGTCGGGGAGCGCAATGCTTTTGCCTTGCCGAGTGTGAGCACGCTCACCGTCCCAAAAAAGCCTGATGCCCCGGTACTTCTCCTGGGCGAACCAGCCAACGTAATCGGTAAGGCTGTCAAGATCAGCGTCGATCCCGTGCATGAGAGCGGTGTGATCCATGGCGTCGTTTCGTGTGGGCGCCACTGGTGCGGCGCTGATGGAATCGTATCACAGACCAGCGGCCTTGAACAGGGCTGCGGTCTCGGATGCACCGATTTTCTCGATCAGGGCCTCGCGCAGAATGGCCAGCTTGTCGGTGCGCTCCTGATTCCGCACTTCCTGTTCAATGCGGGCGGCCTGGCGGTAGGCCCTGATAATCCCGATTTTGTGCCGAACGTGATGGCGGGCTACATCATTCTCGGGCAATGCAGTGTGATCCTCGCGGAGGTCGCTGATCTGCATATCAGCCTCCACGGTGAGCTGCTGCAGTTCGGTGTCGGTCAGATCACCCATTTCATCCACATAAACCTCGCGCTGTAGGCGCTCGGAGAAGTGCATCAGTTTATTTTTCCTGACGTATGCGATTGACATTTCGTGATCTGGTAATGGGCACAGTTTAGGCGGGGTGGTTCCGCTAAGAAGATCCTAGCACGCGCCGCAGCAGTTTGCGCCAGCGGTTGATTTTGCGTTGGTGCTTCTCCGCTTTGCGCACCACCCACTGGGCCTCTGAGCGGGTAGTGGTTTGCTCTGCTTGCAGCATCCGCTGTGCCAGTTTCGTTACGTGGTGATGAAGGGGTTTCATTGCCGCTTGTGTCCCGAGTTGACTCTATGTAGCACTTCGGATGCGACTAGCAGAATGGCAATGTAGGTCAGCATGAGCATGTTGATTGCGGCAGCGGTTAGGAGGATGGTTTCGGGGAGGGTCACGGCCCCACCTCCGGCAGCGGGATGGCGGCGGCGGGGAGCATTACGCCACAGGTGCAGCTTTGCGGAACAGAAACCAACCACCACACAGGAGGAAGCACGGTGACCGTGGGGTTCAACCACCAGCACCGCCCCTTGGCGTCGCAGAACCCCTCGCGCTCCCATGGCCGCTCCGCCACCGGGATGGGGCGGGGGTGGGTGCCGTAGCGGGCCAAGACGGCGCGGGCAAAACCCACTAGGTCGCTGTCAAACGTAGGGGCGTAGCTTGACCATGACCGCAGGGCTAGAAGCTGCTCATCCGTCGCCCCCACCCCAGCCTCCTCGGCCAGAGCGGCGCGGGCGCGGTCCAGTAGCTCCTGAACGTCGTCGGGTTGAGCGGCTCCCCATGTGTAGTCAATCTTGCCCACCAGCTCGGAGCACAGGGCGCGGAAGTCACTCATCGCCCCACCACCGGCACCGACTTCCGGCCTTGCTTCACCCACTGAACAGGAACGATCTGCTCAACAGTCTGGGCGGTGTAGAAGCGATGATCGCAGGTCGGGCAATGGCGCCTGCGAACGAAGCTGGTTTGTCGCTGGTCTTTCATGGTGAGAATTACCTTGGTTATCAATGTGCCGCATTTGGGACATGGGGCGCCGGTCATGTTTAGGCCCATTATCAAACCTCAGGCCAGCACTCGTCAGCGCAAGCCTGCAGCCTGGCAATGAACTCGTTAAGCGCCTGGCGCGACTCAAAGGCTTCGCTGTAGTAGCTGTCATCGTCATTGAACAGCCAGAGCACGCCGTTTTCGTGCTCGCACAAATGGCGACAGTTACTTTTGTCGCTCATCGCATCGCCTCATAAACCTTCCCGTTCGCCACAATGCGGTCGGGGTGGGTCACGTCGCCCCATTTGCCGGCGATGGTCAGGGTTGATACCGGAGGCTTGGCTCCATCGGGGGCCAGTGTTCGCAGGAGGTCGGCGGCAGCGCGGAGTTCGGTGTCGTCGATGCAAATGGTGTGGTTCAACTCCTCGTAGTGGGAGGCTTCGCGTTCAAGCAGTGAAGCCAGGGAGCGCGCTTGCTCGGGGTCGAAGTCGGCAGGAATGGTGCTGTGACTGCGGCCAAGGTTGTAGGCGGCGACGGCGCGGATCGCAGCTCTGGCGTCGCCCCTGAATCCGTCGCACC